TTAAATAATTAATATATTCTTCTCTAGTTGGAAAATTAACTATTTTAAGATTTTTATTTTCCAAACCATTTGCAATTATTCTTTCTTCAGTTGTTTTAAACCCATCATTAGCAAATGGATTATTTGCACAAACAACTAAGTTAACATCCTCATTTTTAAATTCTTCATTAAACGCTCTAATTATTTCACTTGTTGATTTTCTATATTCCCACCTACCAAAAAGTAAAAATGTAAACTTTTCTGATAAATCAATTTCATTTGTTGGTTTAAAAACTTCAGGGTCAACACCTTCTGGAACAACCGAAATTCTTTCCTTTGGGTAACCTTGTTTAATTAAATTATCTTTTTGCCATTTAGATGGTACCCAAACCTCATGAAAATAAAATAATCTTTCAAAAAAATCTTTTGGGTATTCCGTTGATTCCCAAACATTATAAGCTATGCGATATCCATCATAGTTATCATAAAAATATGGGTTATTAACATCATTTAAAACGATATGAATATCAGGAATGAAAGACCCATCGTAACCGTATATTGGATAATCTTTTCTTGTATTATCTTGTTCGTATAATGTTTGCAGTATAAGCATATTACGCATTTCATCGGTAAAATACTCTTCTTTATCATGAGGTTTTTCCGATAATCCACACCAACTATCACCTACTGTCAGATTTCTAACTTTAACATTAGCATACTTATTTAACGCGCAAAAAAATGATTTAGCATGATTAGCATAACCGGTTTTACCAATAAAAGAGGCGTGTGCTAAAATATTTAGTTTTTTTTCCATGTGAATTATGAGTTATTTAAAACTAACTCATAATACGTAGTAATCAACTATTTACAAGATTTTTTTAAAAATTTCTTCTTTTGAGAATCCTTCTTTAAATAACCCAAAAGCATAATGAGATAAATCATCTTTAAAAACTATTGAATCCGCAGAAAAAAATTTCTCTAATGAAATCTCACTATTAAGAGCTTCAATTAATTTTTCTTTAGTAATAATTTTTTTGTTAAAACTCATTTTAATAATGATATCAATTACAAGTATCGCAAAAATAATCGAATAGTAAAAACTTATCTTTTAAAATTCTAAAATTATGTTGGATTTGTGCAGCACTTAATGGTTCTATATACATTCTAAATTGAGCAATTGCTCCTTCAAAATTACCCGCAAAATTGGGTTCAATTAAAATATTTGTTGATAACCCAGATAATGTTGTCGCACTTAAAATTTGGTTAGGTACTAATTCTGGGTCTTGTTTATATGTTGTTGTTAAACCAGTTACACACCCAGTAAAAATTAATGCTTCGTGTAATCCTTGAGTGCCGCCCCCAACCGATATATTAAACGGTACACCGATTTGTCTTTCTTTCCTAGTATTTTCACCTCTTGGGATTATTTCTTCAAAATCTTCTATTGTGTAGAATAATTTACCATTTACATAAAACTTTAAGGTTCCCATTCTATACTTCTTCTCAAGCAACCATTCTTCATTTAACTTTACAATTTCTATTTGTTCTGGGGTTGTTTGTTGATGAGTTATAGGTGGTGAAACCAACGCTACAGAATTATCTAAAAGTGAATCTAAATATTCAAATTTTGTTATTGAACCCAATCCTCCTTTATAAATTAAATCACATTCATCCATCCAAGCATTCCTTTCAAAGACAACATCAATTTGTACCCAATGTTCTACCTGTACAAAAGAACTACCCGATGGACAAATATCATAAATTCCATTTGGGGAACAATATTCTGTAACGGTGTATCCTGTTGTATATGTAGTACCAGTAGTTTCACAACTTCCGGTAACAACACAATCCCCAACGAACCTTAATACCTTAACACCGAGTTTAGGATTTGATAAATTGCCACAAAACTTCAGCGAAATTGCATTTGATATACTATCCCATGCGGGGTCTAATTCCGGTTCTAAAACAACTTCATTATAGTAACCACAACCACCATAAGAATGGTCAACAGTTACCGCTGATGGTGGATAAACTTCAATACAATCAGAATTTGTTACCGCAGTATTTGAGCAAGCACAGGTTTTTAAACAAGTTAAACCAGATGTTGCTCTAGTATACCCGGAATCTGACACAGGAGAACCATCCGCATAATGATAATATTTATTTTCTGCTCTAGTCCCCATATAAAAAAACATATTACTATTTTCAGGATAATACCCATTGAGAGTTGTTTCCCCACTAGATGGAAAATATTCGGGGTATAGTCGAGGTTTTAACATCAACTCAACCGTCCATCCTTTAGGCATTCTAGTTGGCATTGTTTGATAATCATAACCAAATAGTTTATAAAATCCTTGATAGAAACCACCATAAAGCTCATGATAAACTCCTTCAGTTGTACCTGTCTTTGAAACCACCTCATATAATGTTGTCGCAGAATAGCCAGAAAATCTTTCATTTCGTGAACTAGTATATCCTGTTACCTGAAACAATTTCATTCTTCTGTCAAACATTAACCTATTAAATTTATCAACATCCGGCAATAAACCATTTGTTACGGTTATTGTTTCTCCGGTCATTTGGTCAACCAAACCATTATCTGTTCCAGTTAAACCAATATCACATAAGTTAAACATGGTAGAACAAGTTAAAACCAAATTATTTGGATTCCAATAATTTGTTGATAATAACACATTATTTGGATTATATTGTTTATAAATTAATGTATATTCTGGGTTAGAATCCAAATCATTAATATCGAATTGTAATGGAAGTCTATTACCATCAAGATATGCAATTACTTCATTTGAAAATATAATCTCTTCATTATAATTATTATTTGTCGCTAAACTTAAATCCATATTTCCATTAATTGGCGATAAATAAAATTTATCAAAAACGTGTTGATTTATATTTTGTTGTGCCATATTTAGTGTTTTTTCTTGTATTTATAGATAAATATAAAGTGAATGATATTTATTAATTAAAAAGAAAAATGATTCATACAAACAAAGAATATTTTATAAAACCTTATTATTTCTTCTTAAAAGAGAATAAAGAAAGAATTTCTTTATATTTTTCTGTTGAGACGACAATAAGTGAGGCTAGAAAAAATGATGTAAAAATCGATTTTCCAACCTCAGATTTACCAAAAATTAAATCATTAATATATGAAATCGCTAAATCAAAGAAAAAATATTCAAAAGACGACATTAAGAAAAAATTTGAATTAATTAAAATAAAAGATAAACATGAGCTTGAAGAATTTATAAATGCGGATGGGACATTATCTTCTTCAAAAATTCCTATTTTGGATTTAACACAACATCCAAGAAAAACAACTGATCAGACAATTCCAGCAACAAGACAAACAAATGATCCACTTCTTCGAGGATTTAGAACATATTATAATGAGGGCGAAATAACGGAAACCGATTTTTCAGATGCTTTCGGATATGATGAAACAAAAAATATGAGTGGTAAACAAACTAAAAAACATTTAGAAAAAATGGGTTTAGAATCAGATGAAGCTAAAAAAAGAACAAAACAATTTGGTAAAGACCCTTCGGGTAATAAAACAAAAAAAGCTCCTAATAGCATAAAAAATAAAGAAGGTTTTGTGGATAGAATGACACTTTCTGAAAAACAAAAAGAAAAAATGGTTAAAATGGTTGAAGACATCTTAACTAAAAAATATGTTGATGATTATGATGTAAGACCTAAAGAACAAAAAACTGCTAGCAAAATTCTTATGAAGAATATGAAGTCTTTAAAGAAAATGGCTAATAGAGAGGGTTTATCAATAAAAGAGTTACTTAATTTACTTAAAAATGAACAGTAATTTATATGGTAAAAAATATCCATTTCCTGACTATCTTCGACAACATTTAAAAGTGTGCTTCCGTCTTTGTCCTGATGCAGATTCTAATATTGAAGGTTATAGAAGAAACCAAGAACTACAAAATACTAATTCAATTACGTATCAGCAATTGAAAAGAATGAAAAATTGGTTCGATAAATACCAAGGAAGAAAAGAAGATGTTCCCTATGTATTAAATGGTGGAGACAAAGTTAAAAATTGGATTGAACAAACATTAGGTTCGTCAAGAGAATCTCTAAAAACAACACAAGATAGAAAAAAAGAATATACTGTTGATAATAGTGAATTTATCGACATTGTTCCTAACATTGCAAAAGTCGATGCAAATAACAGTAAAATGATTCAAAAATTTGATAATCAGGTTACTGAAAGTCTAAAAAGAATAAATGATTTAATGAAAAAATTACTATAATGGCAAACTTAGAACCAATTGATACAAATCAAATAGAAAATAATAACCTTTCAAAGATAGCTGAAGCTGAAAGGGCAAAATTGTTCCCAAAGAACGACTATAAGAAAACGAACGAATATTCGGATGTTAATCCAAATGCTCTTGCTGACGGAGATGAAAAAGGTAAAGGTACCGGTGGTGATTTAGATGTTTATAACACAGCCGCAGGTAATTTAACAGATAATGTCGAAAGAATTGGTGATTTAAAATTTAATAAATACAGCAACAATAAGCCATATCCTGATTTTGGACAATGAGATTACTTGAATCGCTAACCGGTTTAATTATTGAACAATTAATTCCTGCAAGAGAAGATGTTTTTGCGGGGGTTAGCGATGATATTGTCAAAAATGCATTAGATTCTGTTTCAAGATTTAAACGTATTACCTACGTAGATTCTGAAGGTAATCCAGTTGTCGCTAAAACAGGTCAAGAACTTATTGACGCAATAAAAGAAGGGCGAATTACTGTTCAAGAGTTTGGTAAAATTACCGCATCCATACTTAAAAATACGGGTATGGATAAAAATCTTATGGATGCTGTTGCAAAAGAATTAATTAATACAACAACATTCAAAAGAAAATATGAACCATCTGAAGATTTAGTTGGTGATTTAAAATCTGCTGGTTATACCGATGATGCGATTAAACTTATAATCAAGAATTTTAGACCAGACGAATATGAACCAGAAATACCAACTGATGTTCCAAAAACTGGAAATAAAATTGATTCGATTATGGATTCGATAAAAAATAAACGAATTACGGTCATGTATTATGATGGTGATGAACCCGGAGGTAAAGGTAATAGAGAAATTGAACCTGTTGCTTTTGGTTACTCAAAAGCTGGTAATCAAGTATTAAGAGCTTGGGACTTTTTGGGTGCATCACACACAGATTTTTTGGGTACACAACCACTTCCGGGTTGGCGTTTATTTAGGGTTGATAAAATCATGACTTACATCCCTACCGATGAAAAATTTAATGAAGTTAGACCAAATTATAACAGAACTGGTGACAAATCCATGAATCGTCTTATTATTAATGCTAAATTCTAAAAACTATGGACGCACTTATTGAAAAACTAATGATATCCAAAAAAATAATGGATAAACACAATAAAATTCCTAGAGGTCAGACTAGTGATATAGGAATAAGTGAAAATACTAGAATAAATGTAGAAAGACCTCAGGTTGACGATTTTGAAGTTCCCGATGTTAAATATAATATCCCACAGGAATATCTTTCAGAACAGCAAGTAAAACCAAAACCAATTAATTCAGCGGTTCCTGTTAAGGATAGAATTTTAAATTCAAGACTTCCAGATGAAATTAAGAAATTAATGATTGAACACCCCATTCAGCAACCGCAACCACCAACAACAGCACTATCTGATGAATTAGTTGAGAAAGCTAGCAGATTGATGGGTACAAAACGACAAGAAACTCCGTCTAATGTTCAATCAAAACAAATTACATCATTACCGAATAAAAATGAATTAAAGTCAATGATGCGCGAAGTATTTGAAGAACTTTTAGAGGAAAATGGGTTATTGATTGAAAATACATCAAAAGTAAATGAAACTATCCAGTTCAAAGTTGGTAAAACAATTTTTGAGGGTAAAATTACAAAGGCTAAGAAGGTTAAATAAGTGCTCTATCAATTCTATATTTTTCTTTATATTTTGCAACCAACTTATCATTATCATTTAAAGGTATTCCATTAATATAAATTGTCCCCCCAACATAAAGATTATCCGGTAAGGATTGAATTTGTGTTTCATGTAAATTCAAATATCCCCCAACATAAAGATTATCCGGTAAGGATTGAATTTGTGTTTCATGTAAATTCAAATATCCCCCAACATAAAGATTATCCGGTAAGGATTGAATTGGTGTTCCTCTTAAATCCAAACTTCCCTCAACATGAAGATTATCCGGTAAGTATTGAATTGGTGTTCCATTTAACCACAAACTTCCCCCAACATGAAGATTATCCGGTAAGTATTGAATTGGTGTTCCTTGTAAATCCAAATTTCTCCCAACATAAAGATTATCCGGTAAGGATTGAATTGGTGTTCCTCTTAAATCCAAATTTCTCCCAACATAAAGATTATCCGGTAAGGATTGAATTGGTGTTCCATATAAATTCAAATCCCCACCAACATGAAGATTATCAGGTAAGGATTGAATTGGTGTTCCATCTAAATCCAAATCACCATTAATAATAACCTCATCATATTTGTTATTAAGATGTTTAACAAATCTTTCACCTGATGATGATGTTATAAAAGACGCAAATGTTCCCGGAGAAAATGTAAAACTTCTCTTTTCTTCCTCTTGCTCAAGAAGAACCTTTCTAACAATTCTATATAAATCTGATTCTGTTAATTTTATCTTTTTCATAATTATAAATATTCTATTGGTTTAAAAAAATAAATTATAAAAAACTTGAACTAATCAAAAATTTTGATTATAATTTATAAAAACAATAAATTATTACTATATCTTATAGATAAAGATGACAAACACACAAATTTCGCCCCTTAACGGTCGTGAAAAGATTCGAGTCTTAGTACTCCCATCTGACCGTTCGGGGGTTGGTTAGGTTCCTACAGATCAGTAGACCCCCACATAATGTTACAAAACATGTATCCGGATGATTTTCATGTGGATATCGATTACGACCCACAAGTTGATAATTTAAATTATTGGAAGCAATATCAAATTGTTCACTACCATCGAAGTATTGGTAGAGATTATGATAGGTCTCCAGAAATTGTTAAAATGCTTAACAATATGGGTATTATCACGATTGCAGATATCGATGATTATTGGTTACCCACAAAAGAACATCCTTTGCATTCGGTAATTGTACAACATAAAATTAATGAGAAGATTATTGAAAGTCTTAGATATGCAAAATATATTACAACAACAACAGAAATTTTTGCTGACCAAATAAGAAAATTCCATAATGATGTTGTTGTATTTCCAAATGCAATTGATACAAAAACAGAACAATTTAAAGGTGTTACAGAAGAAGATGAGAGACTTCGTTTTGGTTGGTTAGGTGGTTCATCTCACTTACATGATTTAAAATTGTTGGATGGTACATTTAACGCACTTTCATCAGAAAAAGATAAAATGAAAGTTTTCCTTTGTGGTTTTGATACTAGAGGTGAAATAACTGAAATTAATCAGCAAACTGGTGAACAAAAGAAAAGACCAATTAAACCACATGAAACGGTGTGGGTTAAATATGAAGAAATTTTTACAAATAAATACAATTTGGTTTCACCGGAATATAAAAAAGAATTGGATAAATTTGTTGAATTTGATACAACTAAATTTAAGAATGAACCATATGAAAGAGTTTGGACCCGACCAATAACATCATATGCAAAGAATTATACAAAATTTGATGTATCCTTAGCACCAATTATGAATCATATGTTTAATCGAATGAAATCGCAGCTTAAAGTTATTGAAGCGGGTTTCTATAAGAAAGCAATTATAGCTTCAGATGTTGGTCCATATACCATTGACTTGACCCATGCATTGGAAAATGGTAAATTTGTTGATGGTAATGCACTTTTGGTAAATGAAAATAGAAATCATGGTGATTGGGCAAAGTACATGAAGAAACTTATTCAAAATCCAAATTGGGCTAAAGACCTTGGTGAAAGACTTTATGAAACAGTCAAAGATAAATATGAATTATCAATTGTTACTAAAAACAGAGCGGAATTTTATAAATCAATAATTTAAAAAAATGTTTAATAAACCTATTAGTAAAATCCTTTTTTTTGATTTGGAAACGGTTGGGCTTGAAAAAGACTTCACAACCTTAAAGGAAAATCATCCAAGTTTAGCGATTCAGTTTGAGAAATACCAAGACTGGTTTAGAAAACGATATCCTGAAGATAAAGATTTAACAATTGACGAACTTTATTTAAGTAAATCGGCTTTATTACCTGAATTTGGTAAAATAATTGTTGCTAGCTTTGGTTTTATAACTCCTGATGGAGAAATTAAAATTCAAACGTTTTCAAATGAGGATGAAAAAACATTATTAAGTGAAGTTAAGGCTTTGCTTAATAAAGTTGCAAAAATGGATTTTAGTTTGTGTGGTCATAATATTAAATTATTCGATATCCCAATGCTATGTAAACGAATGATTATTAATGGAATAAAACCACCAGCTATTCTTCCCGCATTTGATACAAAACCTTGGGAGGTTAAAGCAATTGATACAAAAGATTTTTGGCAATATGGTAATAATTTCTCAATCGCAACTCTCGAATTAATGTGTGCTTCTCTTGGTGTTGACTCATCTAAAACTGGTGAAGTAAATGGAAGTAAAGTACATGAACATTATTGGAGCAAGGGGACTAAAGAAATTGCTGAATATTGTGAGAAAGATGTCGAGGTATTAATGATGGTCGTATCTAAACTTGAAAAATTAAATTAACATGGATAGTCTTGATGAACTTAGAGAAAAATTAGAACAACTTAAACAGAAAATGCAATCACCTAATTGGCAAGAAACTATTGGTGATGAAATTGATTCTGAACTTGATGAATTTACAACATTATTTAGCATGGCGCAACCAAAAATTGAATTAAACGTTAAGAAACTTCATCCCGATGCTGTTTTACCAAAATATAATTATGATGGTGATTCGGGATTTGATTTTCATTCGACTGAAGAGGTAACAATTGGACCGTTTGGAAGGGCTTTAATTCCGACTGGATTAGCTTTTGATTTACCCGCTGGACATGAGTTACAAATTAGAAGTAAAAGCGGTCTAGCGATTAATCAGGGATTAATGGTATTAAATTCTCCTGCGACAATAGATAATGGATACACTTCAGAGGTAAAAGTTATATTGTTTAACACCAATGGTCATGATATTGTTATTAAAAAGGGAATGAAGGTTGGACAAGGTGTTTTATCACCTGCAATCTGTGGTGGTTATGTTTCAGTTTCTGAGGTTGACGTAATAAACGAAAAAACAAGAGGTTCAAACGGGTTTGGATCGACTGGAATTTAAATTTTTTAATAGTAAATTCCCCCAATTAGCTAAAAACTAGTGGGGGAATTTTTATTAAAAATATAAAACTTATTATTTAACTTTTTCTGTGTGTGTTACATCAGGAAACACCATCATTCCACCTGAATTAAATTCTCGTCCAATAACAACCTTAATTTTATCACCTGTTACAAAATTATTGTAATATGTCATGAAATCTAAAGTATGACCATCATCTGTTTCCATTTTAACAACAAATCCCATTTTTGGTTTTGCTACCATTTCAGTTACAATACCAGTATATGTATCACCAACATTAGCCTCAACAGAATTTCCTTCTGAATCATAAATATCGACCGCTCTTTGCGCCAATATTAGTGTCATTATTGCTCCTGTTGCCGCAATAGCGCCAGCAATTCTACCAAAATCACTTTCATTAATTTTGGTTTTGTGCATAGTTAAAATATGCTTTTTTTCGTCTTCTGTAATTTTTAATAAATTTTTCATATTAATAACTTGTTTTTACATCCATTATAATTTTTTTAATAGAATCCAATTCCTCTAAAGCAAAAACAATACCTTCTTCATAGTTGTCATCAATAACCGCTATTAAATTTCCTATAATACTCATTGCCGAATCATATACCGCATCTTCAATAAATTTAATATGTTCTTCTTTTTCATCTTCATTATCATCATATTCTGAAGAATCTTGCTCATTAATTACTTTTTTAAGTATTGCTACTAACTGTTTTTCAGTTATTCTTGTTGGTTTTTTATTTTTTGTTCTCATTTTTATAATGTTTTATACATTATAAATATATCCAAAAAAAAAAGATTGATTTTCTTAAGAAAATTTTTTATATTTTTAATAAATTTTAATGATTACAATCGGATATAGTACAAAATCTAGTAAACCAAACTTTACTAAATACATCATCGATACTTGTGGTTTAAAAAACGTTCAAGTTATTGAGAAAGTTAATCCCGGAATTAAATCATTATCAACTGTTTATAATGAAATTATTTCAGAATCAAACAATGATATTGTTGTTTTGATTCATGATGATATAAAATTAGAAACCAACTGGGGAGTAAAGTTATCAAAAGATTTTAATGAAAATCCTGATTTTGGTATAATTGGTAAAGCTGGTTCTTGTTATTTTCCGGAATCAGGTGTTTATTGGGAAAGAATGCAACAAACAATGGTTGGTCAAGTTTATCATCACCCTGAGGGTCAAAAGAAATGGTTAAGTAAATATTCACCAAAATTTCCATTTTTAATTCCCGTTGTAACAATTGATGGATTGTTTATTGCATTTGATAAAAATAAAATCAAACATAGATTCGATGAAACAATAGGTAAATTCCATTTTTATGATCATTTATTTTGCGTACCTAATTATTTAGATGGAGTTAAAATTGGTGTTACATCTTCTTTTGAAATCACACATCAATCAATTGGACAACCAAACCAAGAGTTTTGGGAGAGCAAAAATAAATTCTTGGAAAAATGGGGAAGTAAATTACCATTAGATTTAAAACCAGAAAAAATATTCGTTCCTGAGATAAAAGAAAAGTCAATAAAAGGTTTCAGTAAAGTTGCGGTAATAATCCCAACTAAAGGTAAGGTTCAAATGTTATTTGATTGTGTTAAATCTTTTTATGACCATTGCAATCCAAACTTATTTGATATTTTTATTGCAGATACTGGTTCATCGGCGGATGAAAAAGAATGGATTAAAGATAATATCTTACCACTCGGTGATATTAAATTAATTGAATATGATTATTATAATTTTGCTAAAATTAATAACGATGTTGTAAAAAATCATGTTACAAATGATTATGAATTTTTATTATTTTGCAATAACGATATTAAGTTATTAAATAATGTTATTTATGGTATGTTAAAAGTTTTTAAAGAAAATAATAAAGCTGGAACTGTTGGATGTAGATTACATTTCGGAGATAATACGGTTCAGCATGATGGAATCTTTGCAGGATTCGATAAGAATAAAAAATTTGTTCTTGGACACGTTGGATTTAAATCATACTATAATCATTCAACGTCACTTAAAAAAGTAATTGGTAATACGGGCGGATTAATGATGACTAAAAAGACTTTATTTGAAAAATGTGGTATGTTTAATGAAACATATCAATCATGTTTTGAAGATGTCGAATTAAATCTTAATTACCTTACTTTAGGTTTTGAAAATTATTTGGATGGTAATTTAGTTTCTTATCATTATGAGTCTCAGACTAGAAAAGAAAATGATGAGGATTCTTATTTAATGAATAACGACTATAACAAAAATTTAGCACCATTTGTTATTGATAATATGAGAAAATTAAATAAGTTTTTCATAACTAATTAAGTTTATTCATGACGTTTCAAACATTTATATTTGTTCATAATCAAGATATTATTTTAGATTTTATTAGACATAAAAAATTTAATAATTTTAGTAATTTAACGTATGTTTTTTTAGGTAAAAACGATATATCTAAATTAGAAAATTTAGATAATGTGATTATAGCAAGAAATTTAGAAAATAATATTGAAGAATATCCTAAATTAACATCATATACCGGTTGGTATGCTTTATGGAAAAATAATTTACTTAAAGGTAAGTATATAAACTTATTTGAATATGATATAAATACAATATCTAATTTAGAGGAGATTTTAAATGAAGTTATAGAAACTAAAAAATTTGATATTTTTGGCTATATACCACATAACGTTCATTCATATGAATATTTACGTCATACACCTTGGAGTCAAAATTTAATTACTTCTTTGATTAAAAACTATAATATTAATATAATTGATTTTATTGAGTCTTTACCTAAAAATACTATTTGCAGTATGACATCTAATCATACGTTTAAACTTGATAGGTTTAATGAATACATGGAATGGGTTGATATTTTAGTTAACGATATTAAAAAATCAATTTTTTCCGGACATGAGATTGAAAGAAGTATTAGTGTTTTTTATTTGTTAAATCAAATACCATATAAAATACTAAATAATACAATTACACATTTTCAATTTGATAGTCATCAAACACAAGGAATTGGTGAACAAAAGTTTATAAATAATTATAATAAATTGTTATAATATGAGAGTTGCATTAGTTTGTATAGCTAAAATGGAAGATTTCTATATAAAAGAATGGGTATTGTATCATAAAAAATTAGGTTTTGATGATATAATCATTTATGAAAATGATTGGATTTGTAATTTAGAACACGATTTTATTAAAAAAATAAAATATGATGGTATTGCTAGACAGATATCCGCGTATAATGATTTTATTAAAAAATATAAAACTAAATATGATTGGGTAGCTTTCTTTGATGTTGATGAATTTTTAGTTTTAAAAAAACATCAAAATATTAAAGATTTTATAAACGAGTTTAATAATCCTTATGGTATTGGAATTAATTGGGTTTTTTTCGGCGCTTGTGGTAGGTTGACAAGAAGTGAAAATAGTAATTCATTAATTAAACAATTTACTATAAGACAAAAAGATGTTGATAAACATATTAAAACAATACTAAATTTACAATCAGATAGTATTATGGTTAGTCCTCATTATCCGAATGTAAAAATTATGAATACAGCTAAAAATTATTTTACTGGACCATTTAATGAAAATGGGACTGACGATATTGCACAATTAAATCATTATCACCATAAAACATTTGATGATTGGAAAGATAGGTGTGTTAGAAGTCAAGCTGATACCGGTATCCCTAAAAAAGAAAGTGATTGGATTAGGACTCAATATGATTTTTGTGATGTCGAGGATTTACATATATTAAACTTTATGTATAAAAATTAAATAAAGATATGAACAAAATAGCGATAACAGTCTTAACTAGAGGCTATGAAAATGTATCACAATATAATTCGTTAATTAAACGTAATACATTAATTTATGAAAATATAATTAGTAAATCTAATTTTGATTTTGATATGGTAATATTTCATGAAGGAAATATTCCGGAAGATCATCAATTATATATTTCCAATAATTCAAAACAAAGTTTAATTTTTAAAAATGTTAAAGAATGTGGAAATAAAAAAGCGTTCGATAATAATAAAAATATAATTAATAATGATTTATGTCCTCCTAATTTTTTATCCTCACATTTTCCGTTAGGTTATAAACATATGTGTCATTTTTGGTCAATAGATTTTTTAGAATACCTTAAGGATTATAAATTTATTATAAGAATTGATGAAGATTGTTTTATTACCAAATTTGATAATAATATTTTAAATGAGATGAATGAAAAAGAAATTTATTTTGTAAGCCCAAAATTTCAAGATCAAGATGATAGTAGAGTTATTGTGGGTCTTGAAAGATTATTAAACGAATTTTTAATTGAAACAAATATTCAGCCACATAAAACATTTAATAATATCAAATGTCCTTATACTAATTTTATGATTGTTAATGTTGACTTTTTAAGAAATAATAAAATTTTGAATAAAATTTTAAAAAAAATTGATTTATCTCACGGAATATATAGTAATAGATGGGGCGATTTACCTATTTGGGGTATGATTTTATCAACGCTAATTAACGAAAAACATTACAGTGAATGTAAAACAATTTCTTATTATCACGCAAGTCATAATGTACAAATTAATTAATAACAAATGAAAATAGATAGAGTAATATTAGTAACTAATAATAACCCTTTATATTATGATTTTTGGAATAATTTATCATATACTTATAAAGAAAAATTCGGCATAACCCCAACTTTAATCTTTTTTGGTGAAGAAGATGAATTAAAAAATGCAAATTTATCTACTGAATACGGTGAAATTTTAATTGAGAAAAAAATATCTAATATCTCAGAATGGCAATACACTTGGGCTTTATTTTATTTTACTAAATTTTATCCAAGTGAAACTTGTATTATAATGGGTATTGATCAAATACCATTAGGGACTTATTTTTTTAAAGAAACTATTAACTTAATTGACGAAAATAATTATATTATGTTAATTGACGACCAATATAAATTTGAAAACAAATATCCCAAAAAATGGGATGAAGGAGGATTTAGTCCTTCAGCATATCATATTGCAAAAGGACAGACTTTTTGTGATATTTATAAATTTGAAGAATCATTTGAATTGGAAATAAAAAAAATAAATTCTTTAAATCTTAAAACAATGTGGGGAGATAAATGGGGTACGGATGAAGCTTATAGTTGTAAAATACTTTCCTCGTTTGAAGATAAATCAAGAATTTCAAGCTTGAGTTTAGCGTCAACTTTTTTAAATAGACGAATTGATTGTCATAGACATAATGAAGTATCTTATGATATATCAAAATTAAATTCTAATTTCTTTATAGAATGTCATGCATGTAGACCTTATAATCATCATAAAACTTATTTAGATAATTTATTTTTTAATATTCCAAAATTTATCTAATTATGAAAAATTATTTTTTACATGAAACATCAATAGTTGAGACAGAAGATATTGGTGAAAATACTAAAATATGGGCATTTTCACATGTTTGTAAAAACGCAAAAATAGGTAAAAATTGTACTATTGGTGAAGGGGTTTATATCGGTCCAAACGTTATTATTGGTAATAATTGTAAAATACAAAATAATTCATTAATTTATGAGGGTGTTACATTAGAGGACAACGTATTTTTAGGTCCAAATACGGTAACAACAAATGATTATAGACCAAAAGTTGATGGTGATTGGAAAAATAATGATAGGTTTAGAAAAACTTTATTTAAGAAAAGATGTTCAATTGGTGCTAATAGTGTTATAATTTGCGGTATAGTTATTGGTGAAAATAGTTTAATAGGTGCTGGTTCTGTCGTTACAAAAGATGTTCCAGATAATAGTTTAGTTTTTGGAAACCCTGCTAAAATTAAAAAAAAAATTAATAATGATGATTAATCATGAGTTAATTCAAATGACTAGGTTCTGTAATGATTTACATGATGACGAAAAAATAGTTTTTTGTAAAATAGATTTTATAGAAAAAGAATTTATAAGATTAAAAAATAAAAATAATAAGTGTGTTCTAATAATAGCAAATGGTGACATAACTTTTGACGATAGACGATTATCTTTATGTCCTGAAAATGTTTATCACATTTTTGCAACTAACACAAATTGTAATAGTGATAAAGTCACTCCAATACCGTTGGGTATTGAAATAGATATATTACCTATTAGATTAGGTCATGGTATAATAAATGAAGGTATTTTTGAAAAAAAAGAATATTTACTAAACCCACATTTGATTCCGCAGCCAATAATAAAAGAAAAATTGATTTCTAATTTTAGGGTAAATACAAATTATGATTTAAGACAAAAAATAAAAAATATTTGTAATGAACTTGATTATGTAGATTCTTATGATGAAATTTCTTTTAAAGAATTTAGTAATTATGTAAAATCATATCTTGGTGTAATCTCCCCAAGAGGAAATGGAATTGAATGTATTCGTACATATGAAACTCTTTATCTCGGAGGCATACCAATAGTTGTAGGACCATTTAATGATTACAAAATAATATATGAAAAAATATATAAAAATTTACCAGTTGTTTATATTAACGATGAAGAAAAATTAAAAGATTTTGTTTTTATAAAAAATGAAATAAAAAAAGTAAAAAATAATAGCAGAGAAAGTTTAAAATATAGTTATTGGTTAAATTTAATAAAAAATAAATCTAAAGAATTATAAGTATGTATTATGGTGTTGAAAAAATAGATAAACAAATTATTGATAGGTACCTAAATTTTGAATTTGGGTTTTATATAGAAGTTGGAGGAAATGATGGAATGTTTCAATCAAATACAGCGCATTTAGAATTCTATAAAAATTGGAGCGGTATCTTAATAGAAGCATTACCACATAAATTTGAATTAATGAAAAAAAATAGACCAAACTCAAATTGTTATAATTGTTGTCTATCAAATACAGAAAATGAAGAAATTATTTTTTATGATGTTAATCTAATGTCTTTTATAAAAAATTCTAGAAAATCAGAAGACGCTGATAATGATTGGATAATAGAAGGCGAACGCTGTCAAAGTTTAAAAAAAAATGTTTTAAGTTTAACAACAAAAAAACTAGAAACAATTTTAGACGAAAAAAAAGTAGAAAAAATTGATTTTTTTTCATTGGATGTTGAGGGTCATGAGTTAGAAGTATTAATGGGAATGAATATTAAAAAATACAGACCTAAGTATATTTTAATAGAGGCGACACATAAAGATGAAATTTTTGATTTTATGAAAAAAAACAACTATTCTAAAATAGATAAATTTGTGGTACATGATTACCTTTTTATTGATAATTTACAAATAAATTAAAGTATGGATGAAAAAATAAATTTTAGAGAAATAACATATAATGGTGAAATGTTACCATATGAAAGATATAAATTATATAATTGGATTTCGGAAATAAAACCTAATATTATTTTTGAGGTTGGTACTGGTGACGGTGGAGGTTCTACTTATTTTATATCTCAATCAATAAAAAATAATAATTTAAATTCGAAAATTTTTACTTGTGATCCAATAAGAAAACCAACAGAAGAGTTTTTTAATGAATTTCCATTTGTAAAGTATTTTAAAGAGCAGTCACAAAAAATGCTCGTCAATTTATTAGAATCAAATATTAAGCCCAACTTTATAATGTTTGACGGACCTGAAGACCCAAATATAGCATATGATGATATCATATTATTAGAGCAAAATATAGAAGATGGAACATATTTTTGTATGCATGATTGGGATTATTATAGACCGTATGATAAAGGTTATTCAACCAAATCCATAATCATAAAAGATTACATGGAAAAATCTAAAAAATGGATTTTACAAGAACAACTTCATGCAAACAAAAAAAATTCAAATTTTGATAATTTAAAATTTGATTCCGTTGGTTTATGTTTATATAAGTTTAAAAATTAAATAAAAAAACATTAGTAATAATTTTTATTACTTTAGTTTTGATTTATATTTATATATAAATAATAATTAAAAAAATCAAAAAATTTAATGCCAGCAAAACAAAAAGCAAAACCAAAAACGGTAAATCAAGTTCCTGAAGAACCAAAGGAAATAAATAAGAAAGATTTAATTGCTAATATCATAACAAAAAGACCAAAAGAAAAATTTTTAAACGAAAACCAAAAAAAATTTTATCAACTCTTAAAAGAAAAAGAAATTACAATTTGTTCAGGAAGTGCTGGTACAGGAAAAGCACAACCAATTGATGCCAAAATAATTACACCCACCGGAATGGTTAATATGGGTGATATAGTCGTAGGAGATTTTGTTATTGATGAAAATGGAAACCCGGTTGAGGTTATTGCGGTTCATCCACAAGGGGAAAAGCCGATTTATAGAGTATTATTTAATGACGGTACTTTTACCGAATCATGTGAAGATCATTTATGGTATACAAAAACTTATTATGAGAGAAATGCCAGAAAACGAGTCGGTGAAAATAGATTAAATAAAAGAATTTCTTCACCAAAAGATTATAGTGTTAAAACACTAAAAAAAATTAAAGAAACATTAACAACAAAAAGAGGTGATAAAAATCATTCAATTCCAGTTACAAAACCTGTTCAATTTAATGAACAAAAATTATTAATTGACCCATATATATTGGGGGTACTTATTGGTGATGGGGGATTAACACAATACATTACGTTTACATGTGCAGATAATGAAATTGTTGAGAACATAAAAGCTTTAATTCCAGAAAATATTCACCTAAACAAACCAAAAGGTAAATATAAATATTCAATTATTGGTGAGAACGGGAAAAACGAATTTTTGAATGAGCTAAACCAATTAAATTTACTTTATAAAAAAAGTGAAAATAAATTTATACCTTATGAATATATGTTCAATTCGATTGAAAATAGAATTTCTCTATTACAAGGTCTAATGGATACTGACGGTACAGTAGATTCAAAATCTGGTTCAGTATTTTTTACAACCACATCTAAAAAATTAGCAGATGATATGGTTTTTTTAGTTAATAGTTTAGGTGGTGTTGTTAAAAGATGGTTAAAACAACCATTTTATAGAAATAAAGAAGGCGAAAAAATTATGGGATTATTAGCATACGAATTATGTATTTGTTTACCAAACGAAATTACTCCTTTTAGATTAAAAAGAAAATTAAAATTGGTCAAACCAAAAAGTAGATATTTACCAAAACGATATATAACAAATGTTGAATTTATTGGTAATAAAGAAGCTAAATGTATTACTGTTAATTCAGAAAAAGGTCTTTATTTAACGGATAATTTTATAGTTACACATAATTCACACCTCACATTAAGAACTGCAATAGAATTAATATTAGATCCCACAACACCATATGAAAAAATTATAATTATACGACCAGCCGTAGAGGGTGGTGAAAGCAGGTTAGGTTCGCTTCCGGGAAATGAACGAGAAAAAATGAACCCATATATGTACGCATCATTTTATTTATTAAATAAAATATTAGGTGAAGGTGTTGCTGGTAAATTAGAGTTTTTTAACATAATTGAAGTTATGTCAATTTCATTTATTCGCGGAATTTCGGTTGAAAATTCAATTTTACTTCTTGAAGAAAGTCAAAACTGTACACCTGCGGAAATGAAACTTATTTTAACAAGAATAGGTCATAATAGTAAATTCTTTATAATTGGTGATGTTGAGCAATCTGATAAATTTAAACAATTAGAAAAATCGGGTTTATATGATGCAATGAAAAGATTACAAAATATTGATGAAATCGGATTATTTGAATTTACCGAAGAAGATATTGTCAGAAATCCTATAATATCCAAAATATTAAAAAGATACCAATCTTAATTTTTGCTTCGTTTTTCTAAAAAAATAAATCCCACAATTTATGGGATTTATTTTTTGTTTTTAAACTTTTTTATTAAATTTTCTTTTCTTCAATAAGAATAGCATTAACTTCTTTTTCTACATACAAAACCAAATCATTTATAAATGAATTTAAGTTATTTCTAATTGTTCCCTCATCGCAATAAGATAAACTATCAAGTAACTTATTAAAAATAACATCCGCTGAATCAATTAAAACTTGTTTAACTTCCTTTGTGTGATTACAAAATAAGAATTCAGGTCTTTCTTCTTTTTTTGTCTTGTTACGTTCATCATTAAACATCGCTTTAATTTTTAAAGACAGTTCATGCTGTTCAATTTTTTCCATAATTATAAATTATATGTTTATTTTTAATATAAAATAAAAATTATATTTTAGATATAAATAGAAAAATATCGTTTTACAAATAATAACTATTTAGTTATTAAAATTACTTTTTAATTTTTCATAAAAAGTATTAATGAGAATTGGTATTGAATTAAATGGTGTTTTAAGAGATACTCTTGGTAAGATTGTTCAAATCTATGAAAAAACCTATCTTGAGCAAGATGTTGAAGAACAACCATTAAAACAACATGAAGGTGAGTCCAGTTTAGATACTGATGAAGCAACATTTACCGAAGTAAGTGCTGAAGATAACTTTACCTATGAAATAAAAAGACCAATAACGTCTTTAAATCTTAAAGAACATTTCGCATTTAGAAATGATGATGAATTATACTCATTTATGTACGAAGAATTTCCCATGCAAATATTTGGTCATGCGCCCTCTATTGAATACTTCTCATTTAATGATTTAAATGATATTTATCGAAATTTGCGAGATGAACATGATTTGGTTATTGTTTCAGATGAAATCGGTAAATCAAAACCAGCTTCATTATTCTTTTTGTCCAAGTTTGGTTGCTTAATTGAGACCATAAGATTTTACAGTAATTCCACAATCAATTCAATGTGGGATGAAATTGATGTTCTAATCACAGCTAACCCTGACTTACTCGTAAATCACCCATCCAACAAAACAGTTATAAAATTCAATCAAGAATATAATAAACATATTCCTTCAAAATACGAAATAAATAAAATTAAGGAATTGGAAGGAATTATTAAAACATTAAAAAATGATTAAACTTTTTGGAGACGCATATTACATTGACATAGACCAATTTGATGAATATGTCGCATTACCAAGCGTATCTGGTGGAACTGAACTCAGTATAAGCGCGGTTAAATTTGAAGTTATTAAAGCGATGATTGAAGTCATTCTTTCTAATGAAGAACAAATTGATGAAACATTAGGTTTAAAAGGACAATCAATTTCTATTCCCTTTAAGCTAGCTTTTAATACATTAATAAAACATAAAATACTTAACAAAATTTAATATGGATAATAGTGTTGTTGAAAAATTAAAAAATTCTATTTCAAATATAGAACAAAAAAATTCTAAAATTTATTTCTTTGTTCAAGATACTAAAGGAAATGCTAAAGGTTCCATTAGATATATTTATCAAATGGCGTTAACCTTAAAAAGAGCGGGTTATAATGCAATAATTCTTCATGAAAAACCCGATTATGTTGGTGTTGCAAATTGGTTGGGTGATGATTATATGAAGGAACTTCCACACAAATCTATTGAGGGTACTAGCTTAGAAATTTCACCCGAAGATTATCTTGTAATTCCGGAAATATTTGCTTTCGTTATGGACCAAGTTAAAAACTTACCTTGCGGTAAAATTGTTCTTTGTCAAGCATATGACCATATGATGGAAACACTACAACCGGGTGCAACTTGGATGCAATATGGTTTTGTTAAGTGTATTACAACTTCTGAAACTCAAAAGGATTTCATTTCAAAAATAATGAAAACCGCTTCAATTGATATTTTGGAACCATATATTCCCGACACTTTTGAAAAAGCAACTCTTCCCGCAAAACCGATTGTTGCTGTACATGCTAGAGAGCAAAGAGATGGTTTAAATTTCATTAAAACATTCTACTTAAAATATCCCCAGTTTAGATGGGTCACATTTAGAGATTTAAGAGGTTTAACTGAAAAAGAATTCGCAAATGGATTGAAAGATTGCTTCCTTTCCGTTTGGATTGACCCAACAAGTGCTTTTGGTACATTCCCATTGGAGTCAATGAAGGTTGGTGTTCCGGTTATTGGACAAGTCCCAAATTTGGTTCCTTCTTGGATGAAAGAAGAAAATGGTATTTGGTTGGAAAACCCAACACAGTTAGCTGATATTACCGCTGATTTTGTTCAAAACTGGATTGAAGATAATATTAAACCAGAACTATTTGATGAAATTGAAAAAACCGCAGCACAATTCTCAGATGCTGAAAAGTTTGATAATAAAGTAATTGAACTTTTTGATTCTTATTTAAATTCAAGAAAGGAATCATTTGTCTCACAATTAAATAAACTTAACGAAACAGTCGAAGCATAACATGGAAAACAAATTAAACGTATCCGTCATTTTACCAATTAAATCAGCTTTGGTAAAAGATTTTAATGAATATTTTGAAAAAGCAATTAAATCATTACAGACACAACAAGTTGGTATTAACGAATTAATTATCGTACATACAACTGAGGAACAGTTAGTTGGTAAACTAAAAGAAACTGATTTTGGTGAGTTAAATGTTAAACTTGTTGAATATAACGAAACTCCAAACTTTGCATCCCAAGTTAACTTAGGTATTGAATCGTCATCATCTGAATGGGTTTCATTTTTTGAATTTGATGATGAATACTCTAGCATTTGGTTTAAAAATGTTAAGAAATATGCTGAAATCTATCCAGATGTTCAAGCATTTCTTCCAATTGTTGTTGATGTTGACTCGAAGGGTACTTTTGCGGGTTTCACGAATGAAGCAACATTTGCTGCGAACTTTGCAATGGAAATGGGTATTTTAACAAATGAAACATTACAAAATTATCAAAATTTCCAAACATCTGGAATGGTTATTAAACGTGACAAAGTAATGGAATTTGGAATGTTCAAAGCATCAATGAAATTAACCTTCGTTTATGAGTTCTTGTTAAGAATGACATATAACTCAGCAAAAATAATGACTATACCTAGAGTTGGTTATAAACACATTAATTTAAGAGAAGGTTCTATTTTTTGGAATTATAAGAATGGTGAAAATGTCCTTACTGAAGACGAGGTTAAATTCTGGGTGAATATTGCTAAAAAAGAATATTTCTTCACAAAAGATAGAAGCATAAAATATGAACAACAAGAAGTTTAATGCCTGTAAAACCAAAAAAGGTTACTAAAACAGGAGGTGAACAAATAGAAAAAGAAAATTATTTTGGTGAGGAACAAGAACACGCGGTTAGAGTGTTCTTATCCGCAACAACAATTGAAGAAAAGAATAAGATATACAACGAGTATTTAAGACACCCTCTTGACAAAATGATATCTTCTATCATAAGAAGATATAAGTTATATAGAAAAGATATGGATTTTAAAGAAATTCATACAGACACACATTCTTTTTTAATGACTAAAGTTGATAAATTCAAACCGTCAAGAGAAAAGAAAGCATATTCTTATTTTGGCACAATTTGTAAAAATTATTTAATGGGTCAAATCATTAAAGATCAGAAAGAAAAAAATAAAAAAATTTCTTATGAAGATGTATGTAGTAGTCTAGAGAATAATTATGAAATGTCTTATTTAATAGAGAATTATGAAATTGATGAAGAAGATATTGTTAAAACATATTTATCTGATTTAATCAATTTTGCGGAAAATTCAAATCTAAATGAGAATGAAAAAAAATTAGCATATGGTCTAATAGAGTTATTTTCAAATTATCAATCTTTATTTTATGAAACAAGAAATAATAAATTTAATAAAAATTTAATTTTATTAACACTAAGAGAACTAACAAATTTATCAACAAAAGAAATACGAATTTCAATAAAGAAGTTTAAAATACTATATAATGGTACTTTAAAAAATATGTTAGACTAATATTTATAATTATGTCAGGGAAGAAAAAAGAAATAAATCTAACAAAGGAATCGATTCTTGCAATGATGCAGGAAATCTACAACGAACTCGTTGAGCAGAGAAATACCGCTATTAGAATTCAAAATAAAATGTTGGTAATGTTAAAGGATCCTGAGGACATGCAAACGATTGGGCCGGTTATTGAAAAACAACAAAAAATAATTAATGATGTTGTTGAAAAAAAACTATCCTTAGCTAAATTACAAGCGTCCATTTGGGAAAAAAGCTCCGGAAAACAAGAGGATTATAATTTAGCTGACATTGATCCAACATTAATTGAAAACTTAATGAAAAAAGATATTGAGAATATTTCTGACAATACGTCATATAAGTTAAAATAATTATTTATTATGGCGGCAGATTTAGAAAGCTCTTATAGGGAAGTTGAAGAGAAGAGTAAGGCTTATGCAACATATAAGCAAGTCACTGACGATATTAAAAGTTTAAAAAAGTCCGCTGGTAATAACTTAACACAGGCCGATAGGCTCGTTAATAAAGGCTTACCGGATGGGTTAAGTAACGTGACTAAAAAATATGAACAGGAGGTAAAAAATCAATTTGATAGACTTTTAGATTTTGCGAAATTTAATCCGAACGGAAGAGGTGCTCAGGGTAACTCAACAACACTTAACTATATTAAAAAAGCATTAATTGCTTCAGCAAATAGAAGTAGTCCAAAAATAATGAAACTTTTACAGGATGAGATGATAAATGCTCTTGGTTGTTCTGAGCAAGAAGAATATCAACAGGGAATACAGGTCACAGTACCTCTTTGGTCGATTGATTTATTTAAACAACTTAAACAAGAACCGAATTCAGTAACTGGTAAACTTTTTTATGAAAAATCGGATAGTACATCGATTGGAACATCACCGTTCAGTTTAAATAGAAGTTTTTATTATGCAACACAAAACACAAACCCTAATTATTTTAATCAGAATTTTGGTTCATCCTATTTAGGTTACTCTAATCAATCATTATTTGATATTACCTTTAACCCAACAGCAACATTACCACCACCATTTAATTATCAAACCGAATCGTTTATTGTTACATTGGGTAATAGACCAAACCCAAAAGTATCCGAATTTTTTGCTGACTACTTTAGAAAAATAAAAGTGATTGAGTCGAAAAATATCTTAGCTCAAATTATTGAAATATTGACTGGCGCAATATCAATTAAACTTATGTCGGATATGGAGGAACAAAGTAAATTTTTACTTCGTTTGCAAAGAATTTTAGGGTTATGTTTTGATTTTAATCGTGAAATTGATGTTAGCGGAATTGCAAAAACACCAGAAGTTGACGCAATTGACCAAAGTTTTTTTGAATTAACGGAAATTGATTTAAGAACTATTGATGCTAGAATATCAGATATTCAGTTAGGTGTTGTTGAATTTACTGATTGTGATAATGTTAAATTTCCTGTGGATATCGATTCTTTATTTGATTTAATTAATCAAATGAACTTTGTTTCGGACCCAAATGCTGAAGATAATATAACAGATTCATTAACTCAGACTTTATTACAAAGCCAAGGATGGGGCGGTATTACTTTACCGACAGGACTAGAAGTTAGTATTAATACAGATATATTAAAATCATTACCTAGAGCGGTTGTTTTAGCACTTTTAACACCAAAAATTCTTTTTCCTTTTGTTGTTATGTCATTAGCATTAGGTAAAACATTTGTTTATGAGTTCACCAATTTAACCGAATTTATAAAAAAGAATATTAAATTAATGGTTAATTTAACCTCTAAAATTTTTGCAATTTTTGTTAAAGAATTGTTTGATATTATAGTAAAAGATTTAAGAATTTTAGTGCAAGCGATTATTGGTGATTTAGCAAGAAATGCCATTACTAAAAGATATGCTATGATTTTATCTTTAATTGAATTAGCGTTAGTCGTTGCAAATTTAGTTTCTGATTATAGAAGATGTAAGAGTGTTGTTGATGAGATATTACAAATTTTATCATTAGCAACAAGAAGTACTCCTTTTTATATACCAACACCTCTTTTAGCTGCGGCACCACTAAGACCCGGCTTTGACAATTCTAGAGCATTTACAAATGTTATCACTGAATATCAAAGATTAGGACTACCAACAGGACCGATGCCAGATGGTAGTCCAAATTTAATGTTAGCATCAAAATTTGCTGAAATCACTGGAGTGCAAAACGAAGACATTCAAAATGGTGTTGTTAATGTTTTATTACCAGCACCAGCACCAATAAAATTGTATGGAATTAAAGCATAATTAAAATGGATAAAGAAAAATTAAATTCAATAATTAGTGAATATAAAAATTCGTCAAATAAAGACTTGACGATGGCTATGGATTCATTAAATAATGATTTTGAAGAGACAAAAAATTTAATTATTAAATTATCAAAACACTTAGATTTAATTGAAGAAACTTATAATAAAATACATACAGAGTATACTTCTAGAGTAAAATAATGAAAAATAAAAATCAAATAATTTTTCCCGCAATTGTCATTGATAATAAAGATCCTTTGTTATTGGGAAGAATTCGTGCTGTCTCACAATTAGACAATAAAGTACAAATTGTTCAAGCTGTATGGAGCGATGCTTTAGAATTAAAGAAAACAACAAAAGATACTGAAGAAGATATTCCAGAATTATATAAGTGGACTACTAGAGATCCGTTTTTATGTTTACCACTATTACCATTTTTTATAAATCAACAACCTGAAACTCAGGAATCTGTAAATATTTTTTATGCTGATAAAGAATTTCCATATCAAAATAAATATTACGTTCAGGGAGGATTTTCTTCACCTGTTGCATCAAGTTTTGAAAGTTATTTAAGTTCCAGAAAATACACCTCACAGGGTACGCAAGTTAAACCATTACCCGACATTAAAAAACCGGGAACTGATGAATATTATAATAATTTCAGTAAAGGTGTTTATCCTGAACCAAGAGACAACGCAATTATTGGTAGAGGAACTTGTGATATTATCGTCAAAGATGATGATGTTATTTTAAGAGCAGGTAGAAACATTCCACAAAAAATCAATCAACTTCCTAGATATTACGATAAAAGATCATTCTTACAACTTTCCGCATATAGAACAACTGAAAACAGTGTTGGTACGAGAAAGCTTACAAAAATAACAACTGGTTCACCACAAGTTAAATTCTTATTGGAATGGTCAATTATTAATCCGGAAAACAATACAATACCTAATAATTTTACCGGAACAATTGATTTATATCAATTAAAAGATAATATAGAATATCTAAAAAATGTTGAGTTTACTGTTGATACGCAATTAAATCCTAGCGATATAACACTAGTTACTTCAGTTCAATTTAATTCTTTAACAAAAGAATTAACAACTCAATTCATTAATGATACAATAAAGAAATTAAATAATGAGGGTAGAATTACAACAACACAAGGTGTAACTATAACATTACCAAATGTATTTCCGTTAGCATTTAGACCAAATAAAATAACATATAAATGGATATCAACCGAAGACCCAATTCAATATTCGGTTCAATTTAATAATGTTAGTTATATTTATTCTAATGTAAAATTACAACCATCTGATAAAATATTTGGTACAGGTGTATTATATACAAAAAATAGTTTTGGTAAACCATTGCAATTTACAAATGAGGAATATGTTGAAAAATCGGTAAGTCCATTAACTCAAACTGTCGGTATTATGGGTGGAGATAAATTGGTCTTATTATCACATAATTCCACAATACCAAGTAAAGGAAAGATAAATATTGATGGAACGGTATATGGAATTTCCCAAGAACTAATGAATTCAGAAATATTACCAAAGACAAATTCAATGGTAAGGGGTGAGGAATTAATGGATTTATTAAATTTAATCGTTCAGTTTTTAACAACCCACGTACATCCATTTCCGGGATTACCTCCGGTTCCTGTTAGCACAACTGGAATACAGTCACAAGACATTCTAAATAAAATAAGAAACGCTGCGGATAATATTTTAAATCAAAATGTGAGAATTAACTAATTTATAATTCAATATAAACCGTTCTATGATTTAAAAATCTATGAACTTCCGGTGTAATTATTGAAATTTGATTAAAATCGGCATCCAATAATTTTAATGGGTTAGCGTATAAATTATATATAATACTATTATCATACTGACCAACCTCAATATAGTCTTTATGTATAATTTTATCGTTAATTTTAAAATAAAAAGTATATTTACCTTTACTTAATGAAATTTTTGCTTGCTGAATAAAAACTATCGACCCTCTAGTGTATTTTCCTCCTTCAGTTTCTTTCCAAATCTGAACTTCGCACTCCACAGGATTTAATAAATTACTATCAACTATTCTGACATACATCATAGTTTTATTATCCTGAGATATAGCTAGATTACCAAATAATAAAAACAATAAAAAAATTAAACATTTTTTCATTTGGTTGTTGTTGGTTTGGTATTATATAAATATCTTGAAACAAATCAATTTTAATTAAAAACCCAATATTTATTAGAAAACAGATTTGAATGTCAATACACAGGTCATATTTTAGCAGAAATAATACCATTATTTACAATAATTGCACAAACACCGGACAAAATCCGGTAACTGAGTTGTATTTTGGTACAAACCCCAATTCTATCGCTCCAAAAGGTTATACAAGATTTATCTTTGATTTGGACTTAGAACCATTAATTGATAAGATAACTGGAACAACAATTTCAACTGGGTGTACAACAGCGATGACCCACACGTTACGTATGACAAATACATCCGCTTTTGACAAAGAACTATTAAATATATTAGATTCTTCCGGTAGAAGAAGAGCAACATCTTTTGATTTAATTTTATTTAGAATTCCCCAAATTGCAGCATGTACAATTAGCGGAAATCCAATACCAACACCAATTGACCCTTGCGACCCAATTATACCAAACCCAACCGCAATAACAACTTGCATTTATGACCAAGGACTGGCTTTATGGGATGAAGGTGTTGGTTATGATTATAATAACTTCTCAACCTCATTAAATTCGACTCAGGGAGCTTCTGTTCCACTTTATGAACCAGAAGACAAGTCATACTCTCAGAGACCCTCAAATTGGTTAAAAAGAACAACTTTAGATTATTGGTCTGAACCGGGAATATATAACAATGAGAATAACGGAAATATTAATTATAGCGCAATTACCATTGTCAATATCCAACATTTTGAATTTGGAAATGAGGATATTGAATTTGATATGACAAATGAAATAAATTCAATTATAAATGGTTCATTAACGGGTGTTACAGGTTGGGGAATTGCATTTAAACCTGAACTTGAGAATTTAACCGGCTTATCTGAAAATTATTCCGTTGGATTCTTTACCAGACACACACAAACATTTTATGAACCATATCTTGAGACGGTTTATGATGATTTAATACAAGATGATAGAAATAATTTTGTTCAGTACAGACAAAACAAACTTTATCTTTACGCATATGTTAATGGTGATTATGTAAATTTTGATAACAATCCAGTTGTATCAATTTTAGATACCAATGGAGACCCGATATCTGGTTATATGGGGTTAACAACGTGCTTAATAACAAAAGGTATATATGAGGTAACGATTCCCTCTATAACAGGAATTACAACACCTTGTCAATATACCGATGTTTGGAGCAATATTGCAATCAATGGAATTCCATTACCAAATGTTGAAAATGATTTAATCATAAAACCTTATGGTAGTTATTTTAACATTGGTACTGAATCAAAAGAACCCGCGATTTTAGGATTTGATTTTTATGGAATTAAACAGGATGAAAAAATATTAAATACTGATGTTAGAAAAATTGGTGTTATTGTTAAAAAAGCATATACAACACAACAACTTTTAACCGATGTTGAGGTTTATTATAGAGTTTATGTGAGAGAGGGTCAAACCGAAGTTCAGGTTCAAGATTGGACATTAGTTAATAGAACACCAAATGAATATTATTTTATTTTTGATATGAGAGATAAGCTCCCGAATGAATATTTTGTTGACTTAAAAGTGAATACTAGTGGAGAAAAGGATACTTATAAGAGAGCCATTAAATTTCAAATTGTTAATAAGAAATAATGAATCCGGAAAAAATAAAGAGGGGGGTTTATGTTTATTTAGATGCTATATTATCTAAATGTTTAGTTATGACATATTATAATGCTATGATAATAGCTTATGGTCCTGAACTTTTTGCTGACCCATCCTATACCGAAGAAGAATTACGTGACGCTAAAAATGAAATAGTTTTTTATAATGAAAAACAAAAATTTAGTGAAATAGGTTTTGAACCTACACAACATGATAGAACTTCGGTCTCAATGCGAAGTATGTTAGTAGATAATATCACATCAGCTATGGGTGTTGAGAGAAAAGAAATTGTACCTTATGTTGAAAGTTGGGCATTAGAATTATTTAAGTTTATTGAATTTCCCCCACATGGTAAAGTTTCGGATTTAATAAAGAAAAGAGATGGAATAAAAGAAAATAGAAATATAACAATGAAAAAAACAATTAAATTAACAGAATCGCAGTTAATAGAATTAATAAATGCAAAAATCCAAGAGCAAAAAACAGGTAATTACATGTTTTTTAGCAACTTGAAGCAAATGCGAAGACAGATTGATAAACTATTATCATTAGAACCGCAAATGATTGAAGACATACTTCAAAATGGACATGATTGGGCGGATGACCACATTACAACCGCAACAGAAAATTTGGATCAAGTTTTTGATTTTATGATGAATGAAGAGGACGATGAATTTGTTGTTGGACCATTGGATGAGGAAACAAAACGTGAACCAACAAATAAAAAACTATGGTCAAAAGCAAAATCTTTAGCAAAATCAAAATATAAAGTTTGGCCTTCGGCTTATGCTAGTGGTTGGGCGGCAAAATGGTATAAAAAACAAGGTGGTGGTTGGAGAAATAAATAAATAATAAATTATTAACAAAATGAAAAAGAATATAATAATAACAGAATCACAACTTGAAACTTTGATTAACTCAACCAAACGATTAATAAAAGAAAGAGTTAATCTATCATGCACATCATTAAATTATGATAAATTAAAAGAAGAGTTAGGTAATAGAGAAAGTAAGAAAATTGGTCACAATACTTTATTAAGTAAAACAGATATTAACGAAATTGGTATTAGATACCATAGCACATATATCATTAAAATAGACCCCACAAATATTATAAAATTAGATACCAAAGGTTGGTGGACACCGACAACAAAAGATAGATTAAATAAATTTTTGAATTGTAGAAATGTTGGTATTTACCAAGAAAAAAATCAATGGTACATAAGGGGTAATAACGGAACGTTTAAATATGATGATGGTATAATGGTAACAGAAGATGGTGATATTATTGCGGTATAATTAAATTTCCAGTCTTGTCCAATACCTCAATTTCATTACCTAATGTTCTACCAATATAATTACCATCTTTATTAAGACTTAAGCTAACATAATTAAAACCTATAATTATATTTCCTTTCTCATCTATAACACCAAACGTTTTATCTTTACCATCCGGAATTACAATTCTGTGATTAAGTCTATTTAAATCAGATATATAAGCATACTTATCGGTTAACTTATATTTTTTAGCGCAACTTAAAACTGCTCTGTTAATTTCACTGGTACTAATAATATCTAGTTCCTTATTTTTAAATTTAGTAAAACCTTTTCCTAAAATTCCGCAAAATGGTTCAATTAAATTTATCCTATAATCATTTAATAGTCTACTAATAACAATCAACGCTTGTTTAAACTGCGGATAATTTTTTTCATTAATATAACCAATTAATAAATCTTTAAATACATCCAAAAAGTTTTTAACAATAAACTTAATATTATTTGTGTTACCCAATAATAAATTATTGAAATGTGATAATTCGTTTTTAAATATTTCCATTAATTTTGGATTCTCATTCGATGCTCTAATCAAATCAATTTGGTCTGATTTTGAGTAATTTGATAAATTTAGTTTACCGTCTAAAATATCTTTAACAATATATGGATGCGATGATTTATCATTAATATTATATTTTAATGCTTTATTCTTCGAGTACACATATTCAATTTGTTCTGGTTTTAAATCAGAAATTTTAAAATTTGTTTCTGGTGAATGACCAGCACTTGATAAATTATTAATTGGATATTTATCCTGAGTTAAAATGTCTATAATATATTTATGATATTTTGGTGATGGTTTTTGATTACCCGATGCTTTGAAGTCATAAACGGTACCATCATTTTTATAGGCTATTGTAATAAAACTTTGTCCTTCACCAAATTCATTAACATTTCTTAATGAAAATAATGTATCACCCAAATCTGTTTTACCACAATGCCCCATTCTTTTTTGTTCTTCGCTACAATACTTTGTTTTTCGATTGACCCAATAATAACCAACCCCTCTTGAATTCCGATAATCAATTATAATTTCGCCCGTTTCTTCATATTTTTTTGTTTCACCGGTCTTTAATGATTCATGCCATTCACGCGCTTTTAAATAAGCATCATCATATGTTAAATTTTGTAAATCAATTTCTTCTCTTCTTGGTACCTTTAACCAATCTAAAATATATTGATATGTTGCTTGAATTCCATTAAACCAAGTGTATGTTGCATCCGGTCCTTTTTCATTTATTTTTTTTAAAACTTCTTCTTTGGTTCGGTTATTATCAGACATTTTCTTTTTTAGATAAGAGTCAGCAATCCACACAGAATATTTATCGCTTAAGTTATGGAACTCATCCGCCCATTCTTTTGAATAACCAATTTTGTCTATAATAACATTTCTTTTATCGGCTTCAGTTAAAATGTGTTTAACTGATTCCACCAAATTTTTTAACTGATTATCATTTATTAAAATATTTTTCATATCCATAAATATTTTGGAATTTGAAAAACATTCCATATCTTTGCATTAAATTAATTAACCAACATGCTATTACATAAAATTAAAAGATTTTTTCAAAAAAATTATATTAAATTTAAAAGATTTGGTAATGTTGCTTTAACAAAAAAACAGCAACATGAATTTAAATGTTTTAAAATCTGTGAGAAATTAATTCATAAAGAGGATACTACACTCCTTTTAACACCAATTAGTGAAAAAAGATATATTAAAAACGATTCTCTCGGTATTTTTATTGTAATTCATGATGGTACGGTAAAAATTGTCAACCACGTATATTCGTATACTATTTTTATGGAGGGCGTAAATTATGAAAAAATTATTTCTGAGTTTAACAATGAAGTTGAGAAACGCAGACTTCAAATGGAAAAGGAAATTAATTCAAATATTAAACACTCATTAAGTAGAATTTTGGAGTCTTTGGGTTAATATCTATAAAACCCGTAATTTTTATCCACATAATGATTTATTAATTCTTCATTGTAATTTAACGGTGTGTCTAATATCCAAATAAAACCTTTTTCATGTACAAGATTATTCGGTAAAGATTTAATATTAGTACTTCTTAAATCTATTTGTCCATTAACTTTAAGATTTTCTGGTAATTCTTTAATCAAAGACCCTCTTAAGAAGAGAATACCCTTAACTTCAAGATTATTTGGTAAAATCTTAATATCTGTCTCATCTAAATCCAAATCTCCACTAACAATAACTCTATCATATTTGTTATTAAGAATCTTAACAAATTTTTCATTTGATGATGTTATGAAAGATTTAAATGCTCCCGCAGGAAATGTAACAGTTCTTTTTTCTTCCTCCTGCTCAAGAAGAACTCGCTTTATAATATTATAAAGGTCGGATTCCTTAATTTTAACTTTCTTTTTATGTGAAACCATTGTTGGTTTATTTCCTTTTCCAGTTTTTGGTTCTTTTTTTTCCGCTCTTCTTTTTTGAGAACAAGCTTTTCTTTTTGCTTCATCTGACATTCTTCTAGCAGCAGCATATCCACGACATTTTGGATATGCAGATGTTTTTGCTTCACCTCTACCGCATGGGGGATGTTTACCATTTTTATCTTTTTTGCAAATATTAACCCACGGACCTTGTGGTTGTTTACTACCTTTTGGTTTCTTTTTCTTACCAAACCAAACAGCTAAATCCTCATTAATTGTATCAACATCATGTGTTGGTATATCATATGTTCCATCTGAACCTTTTTCCCACATTCCAACAATACGTTTTATGTTATCTTTAAGTGTTTTGCTTTTACTATCGTTATTTGCTAAATGCGAAGAAATTTCACTAAAAGGTTTAAGTTCAGGATTTTTCCACTTTCTTAAACCCAACTCAATCGGTCCATTATATTCACCAGCAAATCTAGAACTTGAATTTTCTGAAACATTATTTTTTTTATTATTAAGATAATCTAGTTTTTTTGTCTCAACTGCCTTACGCATTATACATGAAATTAAATCGTTACGATAATTTATTTTTGAGAATGTATGAAATGTCGATAAACTTCTTGGTATATTAAATCTGTCCTCAACCCACTCATTAATAATTTCTCTAAGTGAATTGTAATCGTCTTCTTTTAAACTAAAAATAGAATTCATTTCAAATATTATATCCTTAAAAAAAACATAATTACTTTTAAATTCGTGTTTCATTATTAATTTATCGTTATTTAAATCCACAATATAGGTATTTACTACACTTGGAACTAAACTAGCCTGAAAAACGTCACCACCTAAATTATCAATATCATTGATTGTTGAAAAATATGATTCATCCCCAAAAGCTAACACAGCATTACCATAAGTTTTAACCAAATCATCCAAAAAATCATTAAGACTTTCAATTTCCTCTTCACTTAATGTCTCGTAATTACCGCATTCAATTGCATACATTGCCCAAGCTGGTACGATAAAACTCAAATCACCAGTAACAGAACATTTTGATTTAACCAACGTATATCGACTAAATCTTAAATCCAAAAATCTAAAAATTATTTCTTTTTTAACTTTCATAAAAGTTTTTACAATAAATATCTTGAATGCGAGATAAATTTTTATATATTTAAATAAAAATGGAAGAAAAAACACCAATAGGTACGTTATTTAATTCAATAAATTATTATTCAAATAATGATTTGGATGCTTTTTCAAATGGAATGACAAATGAACAAGCAATTTATTGTTTAAATCAAGCAATAAAAGCAGCACACTCAAGAGGAGTCTTTTCTCTTGAGGAGAGTGAAGTTGTATCCAAAGCTTTAAGATATATAATGACCAATGAGTGAACAATTATATCAAGCAAACTTTCATTTAACCGGATTAACATCCCAAGAATACCATGAAGTTTTATCTAATGTAACAAAAATTGGAAAGGTAATTTCATTTGGTGGTGGTGTTGATAATATCATTGAACAAAGAACAACACTAGTTCAAAAAATTGAGGACGATTTAAAAAGTCTTGGAATTGACCAAGAAAAAAGAAAAAAACTTATTGATGATTGGAAAAAAATAATTTGGTAATATTATCGTTTCGGATATTCCTTAATTAAATTTTTTATTGGTTTGAATAGTTCTTCGTTTTCTTTCTTATTACCTAAGAAAGTAAAATATCTTTTTTTCCTACCCAAATTAACCATTTTAACATCTGGAAAATGCTTTAACACATTTTCTTTTTTTGCTGTACCAATCATACTTCTTATATGTCTTTGATTGTATGTCTTACCATTTATAATATAACCATAACGAATTCTCTCTTTACCGGTTTTTGTTATATTACCACCAAACGTACCAACATAATACCAATTCATTGATTGATATATAGTACCAATTTCACCAGCGGAAGAGTCCACGGTTGCTGTAACTACCTTATAGTGTGTATTCTTTTTTAACCATTCATTTGTTCTTGTAATAAAGAAAGATGCTGTATTTTTTGGTGTCCACCAAAGACAAACACCTCTGCTTAATTGTATTATTTTACCCGTATAACCATATTTATCCCATACCCCCATATTCTCACCATATTCGGGTTGATATGCGACAACACCCCCAAGAATTTCTCTATCGTCAATCTTAAAGAAAATACCAAAATAATAATTTGTATATCTTGGAAGATAACCTAACCATTCATATTCATTTATGATTGGTTCACATTCTTTTCTAGTTATCTGTCTAATTTCACAATTCTTTAAACTTACTTTTGTAATATTAAAATCAATTGCATTTTGTTGTTCGATTTCTTTTTGTTGTCTTATTTTATATTGATGCGCAATAATCTTATCACTCTTACTAATGTTTTCTGGACCCCACATGGGTTTTAAATTACTTAATGACCAACATTCCTTAAATTCATCATCTTGCGTTGAGGTGTAATTAAATTTAGATATTGGAATTATATGATCGATATGCCACTCACCATAATTTTCTAAGGTCATTCCGGGTTCTAGTAATTTAGTTAAATGTTTTATTAAATCATTTTTAGTGTAACCTAATAACTCAAAACATTTTTTATCTTTAAGAATATCCTTTTCTTTTAACGCTGTATATAGTGCGGTTCTAAATACGCTGGATATTTTGTATTTGGGGTCTTTTGCTTTTTTCTCTCGCTCATATTGGGCTTTTTTTGCTCTTACCCTTTCTATGTTTTTTTCAGTCCAATTTTTACAATATTCATTTAAATGTTCTTTGTTTTCTTTTGACCAATTTTTAAAATAACTTTTTATTCTATCAACAACTTCTTTTTTAGTTCGGTATTTTTTATCGGAAACTGATTTACCCCCTTTAAATTTTCTACCAGACGGTCCAAACTTAGCACCATTTTCTTTTAGGATACGTATTACAGTTGGTTTTGATAGCCCCATTTTTTCCGCTATTGTCGGAGAACCAAGTAACTCGACATTATATAAATGTAGCATTTCTTCTACTTGTTCTTTTGTTGGTTCTATTTTTTTCATTTTTACCTTTTTAATAAATATAACATTAATCCATAGAATCGTCAATTAACCATGAAAAATATAAATAAAAAAAGCGGGAGAAATCTCCCGCCTTCTTTATTTTGTTGTTTTTGAGTCTATTATCTCAATTCTCTTAAGTCAAATGAACGAACACCGTCAACAGTAATTCTACCATAGAACCGGTTATTTACCATTTTTTTGGCGTAACGGGTCATGATACCCTTAATCGGGGTAAAGTTGAACGGATTGTACATTGTCGGAGTTAACTGGAGAGGTACATACGGAGCGTAGACGTAACCAGTATCTAAGAGAGAGGTTCCCTTGTGACCGAGCAACACAGTGTTGGGTGGGAAGTAAGGATCTCTGTAAACCTGATATCTTCCAGCTAATGTACCGATTTTCTCAATACCCATGTTGTACTGATCCTGTTCAGGAGCAGCGTTTGAAACGTGGAAGTATTCGAGATCGTCGAAGATAGCTGAGATTTCAGATGATACAACAATCCAGTTAGCACCACCTCTTAAGGTTGACTTGTGGATTTGTGCTGAGATTTGGTTGATAGCGGTGATGAGGGTCTGGTTCCAGTCCTTTTGGGTATAAGGAACAGCAGCGGTACCTAATCTCTTCCAACCATTGTAATCCCATCTTAATGTCCAAGCAGCACCCTTTCTTAAATCTCTTAAGATTTCTCTGTCGATTTCAGCAGCAACTTGTTCAGATAAGAGAGCGGTTAATTCAGCCTCAGCATCAATGTTGTGGAAAGCCGCAACGTCTTGAGCGAGTTCAGGTGACCATTGTGCTCTTAACTTTCTTTCAGTTACTGAAACAGTTACTGACTGAAGGTCAAACGAAACTTCACCAATCTTGTCTTCAAATTCGAGTTCTTCGTAACGCTTCCAAGCTGCCATAATTTGACCACTTCCAGATGAACCTGACCAAGCGGCAGATGTAATAGTGGCACCAGAGTAACCATCAATTGTGTTAGCGTTATTACATGAAATACAAACAGGGACTTGAGCGTCAACTTCGAGGTAAATGATACCGGTCGGTGAGCAGATGTTATCAAAGTAACCACCATTTCCACCAGTTGTAGTTCTGTTAAACGGAGCCTGAGTTGTGGTACCGTACTCAACAATACCCTTACCATACTTCTGAGTTACAACTCTGTAAAGAAGAGGAGTTATTGTCGAAGTACCTAATTGTGAAGCAACTGTTGCGTTTGAAGTATAAAGAGTAAGATCTGACAAGAATGACTCTGTATCCATTTCTTGACCATCAGGACCAATAAGCTTACCAGCACCTACAGTTGAGAAACCTGAAAGAGCGACTAAAATCTTTCTGAATTCACCAGCGGTGTAAGCAGAAGCGATAAGGTCAGAACCGCTCCAAGCAACAGTTTGTGTGTTAGCAGTTACGATGAGGAATCTACCCTTTGAGTAATCGAAAAGACCGGCAGGATTTAATCCCGGCTCATTACCCTCATAGAAGAGATCGTAAAGATTCTTTCCATAAGCATTTGAAGCAGGGGGATATCCAGTGTTAGGATCTCCGGGATAGTTACCGGGAGAACCAACCGGAGCGTAGTGCTGACCTGAATCTGAGAAACCACCGGGGATAGCGGCATCAGCAGTAGCGCCGGTATAACCCTGAATTCTCGGAATAAAGTAGAATAACTTACCGATAGGAAGGTTCATGGCTTGAACTGATACGATATCGTTCGCCAAGAGTTTTGAGAAAACTCTTCTGATAATCGGGAAAACTACGGTTTCAAATGAACCGCTATCAGTTGTTGAAGCAGCTTCGTTAATAAGATGTGAAGCTTGGTTTTCATACAACTGAGCCATGTTTTCCTTTAAGTGACCTCTAAGACCCTCTAAGAATCCTAATTTGTCCCACTTGTTAATTGTGTCTTCCTTGATAACCTTAAGATGCTTAAGACCAATGTTACCAACAAGACCGCTTTCTAATAATGCACCCATTGTTTTTTAATTGTTTTTTAGGTTTATTTTATTTTATTCATGAGGTCTTTCATTCTCAAGAACTGCGGATTCTCATAAGTTTTTGACTCAATCAAATTAGCCGCAGAACCGCTAGATGGAGTTTTTTCAATTTTTGACTCAATCGATTCGGTTATTGGTGTAACACCCTTGGAACTTAATTCCTCTTTTATTGTTGTGTAAAGATTTTTAGATTCCTTAATTGTCTCAACACCATCAAATCTTCTAAGAATATTAATTTTTTCTTGCTTAGAAGTTGAATGTTCGGTGAAAAGTCTTGTCGCATAAGCAAGATTTGAATTGAATATAGCAACCTCATTAAGTTTTTCTCTGAAGATATTTAATGCTTTTCTATATTCTTCATTTTTTTCTCTTAAAGAAACTAACTCAGCGTTCATCGCTTCAAAATCAAAATCTTCTCCGAGATGTCTTGGGGCAGCTTTAGGTTTTGGTAAACCACCTTTTCTAAATTTACTACCCATACCCAAGGTTCTTGCTGCTTCTTTGGTCTCAACTTTCTTTACATCAGATTCCGATGTTTTTGTTGTTTTACCGATTTTTGGTGTCATACCAAACATTTTTCCGGTAGGTTTTTTCATTAACATCTTTTTCGGACCTTTATTTGTTTTATTTTCAGGATTTTTACCTTTGAACATTTTTGGTTTGAATGCTTCCTCTAAATCATAGGTTTCATTCATTTCCTCATCTGTTTCTTCAGTTTCTTCCGTCATATCTTCATTATCATCCTCTTCATCTAGCTCAATTTCATAGACAACCTCTTCCTCCTCAGATACTTCTGATTCATTAAAGATATCGTCTAACATCGCATCAATATCGGCTTGTTTTTCAGACTCTGTCTCATCCGCAAATGATTGTTCATGCATTTCTTCATCTCTTTTCATTTTGCGAATTCTATGTGATTTACGCATTGGCATTCTTTCTTCAAACTCATCGAATTCAAATTCCTCATCTTCAGATTCATCATCTAAATTAAAGTCAAATTCTTCTTCCTCAGACTCATCGCCCAAATCAAGAGGTTGTTCATTAATGCTTTCTCCTAAATCAATCATATATTCAACACCTTCTGAATCATCTTTTAGATGGATTTTATCATCTTCTTTTTTAACGATAATACCATCTTCTTCACCCATAGCTTTAAAAACTTTTAAAAGCTCTTCTGTTGATGCGTTTGTTAAGTCCATCGGGACTTCATCTTCTACGTCCATGTCAAGATTCATTTCAGCGCCCATCATCTCTTCTGAATCTTCATCAGACTCTTCTTCAGATTCGTCACTAACTTCATCTTCCATATCCATGTCCATTTCTAAATCGGATGACTCTTGCTCGTCAACTTTATCATCGGTCTTGGACTCCATTTCCATTTCATCCATTTCCTCTTCTGTTTCAGTCTCATTTAAAGACTCTTTTACTAAATCACTGATTTCTTCCTTCATGGTTGAAGCAAGTATTCCTTTTGCATTTTCTTGGATAGCTTCCTCCAAATTTCTCATTTGGATTAGAGTATCTTCTACTAATGATTTTTTTTCTGACATTTATTATATTTTTAACAATAAATATGTGCTAATTTGAAAAAATCATAAAAAAACAAAAAAAGAGGACAAAATGTCCTCTTTTTATTAAATTATTTATAAAGTTATTAACTTATCACCTCATCTATTTTACTCTCAACTACCGCAGTAATTCTCCAATCACTAGGAAATCCTTCATATTTTTTTGTAATTTTAGCTTCAACATCAGTTACGGAATATCCCATAACTAATTTCTCTTCTTTTTTTGTTTTAATTCTACCGCTGTCAAGATCTGGAATGTCCAAAGAAACTTTTGCCACAAAATACTTTTGATTTTCGTTCATTTTTAAAATGTTTTAGATTATTTTCCCAAATAATCGGATAATCTTTTCATTAAGTCAAGTGACTTAATTTCTTTTTTATCTGAAATAGGCTGCTGTCTCAATTTTTTCTCTTCCTCAATATTCTCTTCAAATTTGTTTCTATCATTAACATCACTAAAGAGATACGCACCCGGTGTTGAAGGTGATGATACCAAATCAAAACAAATTAATTCAAAATCTGATTGAACCTCATTTTGTTCACCCTTTTTAACCAATGAACCAACACCTCTTGAGGAAATACCCAAAGTTGCACCGTGTCTTAACAAATTAGCAGCAATGTCCGCTTTTGTTGATACAATACCTCTTTCATGGAATCCGGGTGATGTTAATAACTTTAATTTACCCATTAAAATATGACCGTCCCACCACATATCTGTAATAAGATGTGAAACTCTATCCAAATCAATAAGGGAAGATTCTGGGTGATTTAATTCACTCATAGCTTTCCCTTGTTTGATTAATTTTAAATAATTTTCAGATTCTCTTTTTAATATACTTTCAGGATAAATTCTACCATTTCTGTTTGGTACTCCGTATTTTTGTAATACAGCATAAAATTCAAATGGTTTTGAATAATCCAATAAGTTTTTAGATTCTTTAATGATTGCTAAATTACGTTCATCACTTGGTGAAATATAACCAGCATCCATTTCAATAAGAATACCTCTTTGTCCTATTTCGTTTGGTCCTAAGATTTTCATAGATAATTTTTTATCTATAAATATGTGTATTTTCTAATATATTTTCTTGTGTAATCTTTTTTGTTATTGAATATGTAAAATATTTATTATTTAAAAAGACATTATCATTTATTGTTCTTGAAATGTAATTAAGTTCATTTCTAAGTTCACTTGATTTAAAGTTTATATTGTTTTTAACGTAAAGTGTTATTTCTAAATTCATAAAACTCCTTTTTCCATATTGGATTCCGCTAGTTCTTAAATCCAAATCAACAATATAATTATTTTCAAAAAAAATTGGATTTAATATATCATGAATTACGTGCTTTACATCTTTTCGTAAATTACCCACGACTCGATCCCAATCTTCCAAATCAATCTTTGGTTGCAACCAACTTTGAATATTTAAATATAACGATTTAAAATTTTTAAAATCCACCGTACCGTAACTAACTTTTATATTATTATAACCGGTTAGTTTTAATGTTTTTCCTGTCTTCATCTATACTCATCTCACATAAAAGTTTATTTTTTAAAGTATAGAAAACAAATACTGAATTAACAAATTTTTTTTAAAATGTTTTATTTAACGTTAGTAACTTATATAGACTTAAACTTCCGGGAGTCTCATCTTTTATTTTTGTAATAGTATCTTGAATCTTATTAACCAACTCGACATCAGTTTGTTCTAATAATAAACTTTCTAATTTTTTTATTGTACTTTCCTTTAAATCACTAAATTGAATTTTTATATCATTTTCAGATAAAGAAATAATATGAGTTAACTCTTTTTTCTCTTCCTCATTCAAATTAGACACAATTGAATTTAATGCTTTATTTGCTACACCTAACATAGTTTTTAGTGGTAGATTAATTACCTCTTTCTTATCTTGTTTTTTCTGTAAATTTTCAATTATTAATTTTTTACTATTAATAATAGATTCAATTTGTTGGACTTTACCCTCAACAATCATATCAATATGTGAATATCTGTTTTCAGATTTTACATCACTTATCCATTCATTTAATTTTTTAAAATCAGTTTTTTCGATTGATTTTTTAACCATATTAATTGCTTCATCTAAAAATAATTTTGATGTTTCTTCGGAATATCCTTGAGGTTTAGATAAATTGTCATAAATGTGATAAATTTGCACAACATTTTTATCTTCTAAAACAAGTGTTTTAAATTTCTTTAATTCTTTTTTAAATGTATTTTTTTTGTAGGAATCAGTTAATTTATCCTCAATTTTTGTTTTTATAGTTCCAAAGGTTTTCATTTTTCAAAATATATTTTTAAATAAATATCACGACTTTAGAAGTTTATTTAAATGTTCTTCCATTTCACCTAATTGAATTCTAGCTTTACTCAAATCGATTTCTTCATCTTCATTTAAAAGACCACCTTCAAGTAAAATATTTACTCTTTCCTGTTTTGATTCAGGTACTGTTGTTGGAGTTTCAGTTGGTGCGCTCTCAGGAGCTTCTGGTGGAGTTATTGATGGTGATGATGCTGGACTAGTTTCAGGCATTGTCATATCAGATGTTGGTTCTTGAGGGGGAGTTCCAGCTTGAGTACCACCACCTTTTTGACCGTAGATTGCATCAACACTATCAAAAATACCTGTTTTTACAATCACATTTGGTGTGTTCTCAAGTTCTTTTGCGACCGCCTTTTCAATTCTTTGTTGTTGAATATCAAGTTTAATTTCATCATCCGAGAAACCAAGAATATGTTTTTTAGCCCAAGAATGTGAAGTTGGTGCAATACCCTCAATTCCTGCAACAGCGTCTTTATAAAGTAAGATTTTCTCTTTCCAAACCTCAACCTTTAATAAATCAGCTTGTGTTGATGGGTTTGTTAATCCTAATGTAAAGTTAGAAAGTTCATCTTCAAAACCTAAAATAAATAAATGTATAATAGCAATTTTATTTAATTCCGCTAACATACTTTTTTGTATTCTGTTAATTGTTCTAGCAAAACGAATATCTTGTAACGCAAGATTTTTACCATCAGCAACAACTTCTTCAAACCCAAGGAACGCTTTTGGTATCCTTAATGCTGTTAAAAGTTTTTTCTGGATGTATTCTATATCTGCAATTTCAGAAAGGTTAGAATTTTTAATAAAAATACCACTTTCAATAGCAAAAGTGTGAGATTTTGAATATAATTCATTACCATCAACCGTAATCGTACCAGTGTCAATTTTATTTGTTAACCATTCAATTTTTGTTATTTTATGGTTAAAATAAATTTCTTTCTCAACATTATATTTCCATTGACGAATATTTTTAAATCCTCTCTTTTTACACTCAAAATGTTTCCATTCAGTAAAATTTTTAAACCCTTGTTGTTTAACCATTTTATCTACATGGTTTTGCGTGAATTCATTTAAGTTTGTTAACGAACTTCTAATTTCCTCATTAATTTGTTTAAAATGTGAAATAAATTCAAAAGAATTATTTAAGTTCTTTAACGCTAAATCAGCACGTAAAGTCTTTTTAAATTCACTAACAAATGAATTATATATATAATCATCAAATGTTATTGTTTGTTTTTTAGAAAAAACTTTATTTCGATAATCATCATTCAACCACCTTATTAAATTTAATTCCTTTATCTTATTTTTTCTTTCTTCTGTATAAGCTTTTGAAATTTTTTTACCTTTATTTTTTAAATTTTCATCATTTTTATTCCATTCCAATAACTTTTTAGTTGTTTTAGCTTTTGATATTGGATTATTAATTCTTTCATGTCTTTTTTGTAATTCATCTGAAGAAAGATTATTTAAATAATTTTTAATACCTTCTGAAATTTTTTTCTTATTAAGTTCAATATCTTTCCAAATCGTTTCTTTTATGATATGTTGGTGATATTTTAAATGGTCTTCACCATTCATTATTAGTAAATTATTTGGATTATTATTAAAGCGATTATGGTCTTTATGGTGAATTATTTTTTTATCTTTATTTTTAAATTCAGAATTAAAAACCCATTCTTTTACTAAAGAACTACCAACAGTACTGTTTTTTACCATTCTATGCGTAAAAACCCATTGATTTTTTTCATTATCAAAAATTTGGTGATAATCATTAGTGTTGGTCTTTATTTTTTCGGTTCTTGAATAAAAAGGCATTAAACTATCCCCAACAATTAAATCTTTCGCTTCAACAAATTCTCTAGTTCTATGAACAAATTTATGGTCTGGAGTTGTAATCACCTCTTCACCATTGTCTAATGTAATTTTAATAACTTCAGCGTCTTTTCTTGTTACACCAGCCCAAGTTACCATACCCGGATGTACGGACCCTGTATTTGGGTCACAAGAATAAACCCATAAGTTTCTATTACCATTATCCCACTCATTAATTATTTGTTGTAAAGTTAAAGTTCTACCATCAAGAAGGGGAATTCTGGTATTTAAATCAATACACGCTCCCGGTAATGTATCAATCGGATTAGGTGCAGCAATATCCCTAACCGGTACAAAATAATCTTGGTCTACCGCCATTTGATTAAAACGTAAATCCACATTACCCGTTTTTGGGTCCGCTACTTGGTCTCGCTTAAATTTATTTGCAAATCTTTGCACATATGCTTCAACATCTTTATCATCCATATTACCAACAAAAACTTTAAATACTCTTCTTTCCGGTGCTCTAGATGTTCTATAAATTAACATTGCATCTTCAGCAAGAACTAATTGTTTCCAAATTCTTCTCGCTTTTTCTAACATCGAAGTACCGTATGGTAATTTTCTATCATCACCCAATAATCTAAAATGTGCGACCTCCCAAGTATTAAAATCTAAATCTTTTTGTTTCCAAGAGAATTTCATTTGTTTATTTTCTGGGTCGCTATTTGGTGTCCCACCCGGACGTTTAACCATCCCCTTTTCAATACGTTCAATTTCAATATTTGGTAGTTGAAAACAACCAACAATACCTTTTTCTGGGTCTAGTTTTAAAAACACAAAATTATCACCATACTTACAAGTATTTCTTGTCCACATGGGTAGATTTGTGTTAATATCTAATTGATTATAGAATAAATCTGTTAAAATTGATTTAATTCTTTTTGATTCAGAATAAATCTGTAACATTTGACCATCTTGATTTGGCGTTGTAGATTCTTCCGAAAATGTATCTAATGCTGCTGAAATTTCCGGAAAATATTCCATACTCTCATAATCATAATATGATGCTAATCTAGTGGGTTCATAATATACTGATTGTGTATATAAATTATTTTCAATCTTACTCCATTGGTATGTTAAATAAGCTGTTTGTTGTGCTTGGAGTTTTTCTCTTTCGTACTCTTGCTTATTCGGTGTTTTTAATAAAACCTTCTTATCAAATTTAAATGTTGGACTTTCTTGTCCAAGTAATGAGTTTGGACCAAATCCTTTAGAAAGTCGTTGCCATATTGTTAGTTTTTCATCTTCCATTTTATATCTTTTTTACCTTCTTATCCCACCAAATAACCAAGAATGTTGTTCATAGTCTTTTCTTGTTGGGTTATTTCTATATATACTTTTATCATCAGTAAAAGATACGCTTGGATTAAAGAATTGTGAAGTTTGTTTTGGTTCATATGTATTAACTTGCCATGATTCAATCATAACTTTCGTATGTTCCGTAACTTTTTCTAATTGTGTGAAAGAAAATTCGGAAACATAAATTGCCATAGCAATTGACATGATTAAATCATCATGACGACCCTTTTGGTGATCAGGTCTACCATTAATATAAACAAATGAATTTAACTCATTTAATAATCTACTACTATAAACTTTAAATTTATGTCTTAAAGCCTCCTCAAATGAAGAAATAATCTGAACTCTTTTATTATTGAAATTAATACCGGGAATTTTATCAAGTGCTTTTGCATCATATTTCCATTTATTACCAAGCTCAAGCCCATCGATATATAAATTTTTATAATTTAATTCTTGTAATTTTCTAGCAGTAGAAACCCCCATACCACCGGTAATATCAATAACAATATAAGCGTTATATGTTGTTCCCCACTTATACGCTATTTCCGCCATCACATCTGGTGGTACTTTACCAAGATATTCCGCAACTTGTTCTCTGGTTTCAAAATCAATTATCTGAAAAGCTGAAAAATCATCACTGTCTCCTCTTGAGACATCCAAGCCACAAACGTACTTATGACCAAGTTCGGGTTCTTTCCAAACCCATAAAGAACCTCCCATTGTTTTATATTTTGGCTCACAAACTTGATTTTCTCTAATATCTTCAAGAATTGTTGAATCTACAACGTTGTCACCTGAACCTAAAAACTGACAATCTAGTTCTTGTGCAACTTTTCTTCTATCATATTTTAATTTTTTAACCATATTTTCAAACCATGTTGAGCATGGTTTGAACCCTTGACCAATATAATCCTTGATTATATTAAAATCTCTTTCATGTGGACTTATATGTGAAAAATCAATAATTTCTAAATCTTTTCTTTCTTCTCTATTTAAAAGATAATCCACGATATCATTTGTTTTAACTAGATATAAATCTTTTGTATATCTGGGATCTCTATACCAATACATTTCTGTAATTTTGAAGTTATTCATATTACGAATTGATTGGTCATAAATTTCATAATAAATTGGATCAAATCCGTTTGGTGTTGATATTACAATGACTTTACCACCGGTGGAAAGAGATGCCATACAAGCAGCCCAGAAATCATCATCAGCTTCAATATAAGCTGCCTCATCAAAAATAAGAATTGTTGGTGTATAACCTCTAAGAGCATCTTTAGAAGTGGCAACAGCTTTAACCTCACTATCATTATTTAATTTAAAATGTCTAGCAGCGTTCTTTTCATCTGAAAACTCAATACCAACCCATTTAGGCCACTGGTCAATAAAACTTCTAATCTTATTCGCCATCTCAACGGCGGTATCCAATTTGTTTGCAATAATTAGAATTTTTTCAGGTTTTTCTTTTTTCGCAAAAGCAAGTATTTTTGAAGCCCAACCCGCTGTAGCTGTTGATACGCCAGCTTGACGATATTTTAACGCAATGTTTTCTTCAAACGTATCATAATCGTTGATTAGTTGTTGCTGGTCTTTGAATAGCTCAAGAGGGACATATTTTTGTACCGTGTTATCATATGTTTGTAAATACGTTTTAAGTGCATATGGTGTGCTTTTTAAACACCTAACATACTCTAACGCTAATTGCTCTTTTGTTAATCCTTGCATTATATATTATCTATTAGAATAACTAATAGAGTGATTTTATAAACCTAAGTCCTTTAAAAATGAACCAAATTCCTCATCCTCATCATCACCCGAATCAGTTGATTTTTTTGATTTGTCGTATTGGTTTTTTTTGTTTTTTGCAATTTTCAATAAATCATTGAATTTTTTTATTCCGTTTCTATTCTCAGCATCATTTTCAGAAACAATATCACTAATAACATCTAAGAATTCTTTAGCTGGTAAAGAATAAAGTTCAGTTTGGAAAAAGCTAATTAAACCTTTATTTTCGGGTTCAAAAATTTCTGCGGGTAACGCAAACTTTATTTTCTCCACTAATTCAGGTCCAATTCTTAATTGCATGGGTTCCTGAGAAAGAACATCTGTTTGACCCATAACTTTCATCGCCATTTCAGGGTCTTCGGGTAAACCATATTTAGCTTTTGCTTCCTCAATACCTTTTATTATTTCATGAACTAATATCGGAAACATTAATCCTTCAGCAACAATTTTTATGTCTGGTGCATTTTCATCGTCTTCATCATCATTACTCATTGTTTGTACTTTACCAGCAACACCCCGACCAGTTTTACTCGCAGCTTCAATAAGCTTATCCATAGTAAAATACATAATATCATTAACCGCCATTATTTTAGAGTAAAAATCATATAACGAAGGATTAATTTCATCTAACTTTTCTTTAACTTCTGGTAATTGAAAAATATAATGTCCTTTTTTTGATGAGCCTTGTACAATAGCATTAATTATATTTCTTTTTGCCTTTTCTAATTCAAATTTTTCCTCATCTGTTAAAGTATCCATTTCAAATGAAGTTGAGGGTTGAAATTTGGGCGGCGCTTCTTTTTTCAATCTAAACTTTGAAGTATCAATCCCAATCGGATTAAGACGAGCCTCAATCTCATACCAATCTTCTTCAGCATCAGCAGCGTCTATCGCTAATTTAATCGCTAATTCTGTTAACTCTTCTTTATATCTCGATTCAATTTGAACAACGCTATTTATATTATTAAACAAATCTTTGACCAAGCTACTAGTAACCTCATGATTGCTCAAATCCTCAATTCCAGTCGCAGCTTTGAGTTTATCAACGACTTTTTTAAATCGAGAACCGATTAATTTTTCAACATCAGAAACACCACCTCTTAATGCTTTTGCAAATGGATTTTCGGGACTTGAAACTTTTCTTTCAGTTTCTGGGTCCATTCTTTCCGGATAATCACCATAATCAACCGGAGCTTCAGATAATTTAAATTTTTTACTCATTATTGTTTAATATTTTTGCAATTATTTTCATAATATCCTCTTTTTTCTTCTCATCCGATTTTTTAGCTTTCGGTGCTGGTTCAACACCGGGACGGGGATCTCTTCCGGGATGCCAAGGTTTTGTACGCTCCTTTTCCTTTTCTTTAGGTTTTGTTGGCGCTTCTTTTGTTCCTTGCTCAATTAAATTAAGTAAATCACCCTTAGTCATTCTTGGTGAGATATGCTTTTCAACTAACTTTACAAGTTGTTTTTCCAATTCTTCATCAATTTTTTTCTTATATTTTTTTGCGGATTTTTTAACATCCATAATACAACGCTCATATTCATCCATTTGTTCTTTATTCCACTCACTTCTTTCAGTTGTACCAAACTTTTTACCCATATTTGAAGTACAAACCGCCCAAGGATTTACTTTTTTCTTTCCACCTTCTTTCATTTCACCCTCCATTTTTGTTGCAACAATATTTCCGGAAGCGTCCTGTTTTATATCGACATTACCAACATTAGCACCGGTTGATTTTGCAACAGACGAGGGAATTGTTGTGGTTGTAACTTGTTTAGTTGTTTGTTTTACTTGTTCAGTAATTAGCTTATGAAGATCTGAAAGTTCAGTCTCATTTAAAGAATAAAGGGTTTTTTTGGAAAAACCTTTTTGAATTAATTCGTTGTATTTTTCTTTAATCGATTTCATAACTCATTTCTTTTTCAAATTCAAGAATTAAATCTCTTGAATATAGTTTATCTTTTATAATTTTTTCTTCTTCACCAAATAAGAATACCAATTTTTTAAAATTAGTTTTAGTTTCGTCGTTTTCCCAAGCTAATGCTATAATACCATCTACAGCGTCTTCCATTCCAAAAACGTCAGAGTTCTGTATTAAGTCAAAAATAACACCACTATTTCTAAGTATACCAACTTTTTTTACATACTCCAAATCTGGAGGTTTTGGTTGACCATGCGATGGTTTTGCGTCCCAATAATCACCACTAATTTCATCAGATTCTGAAAAAATAAATTCATATATATGTTCACCTTTATAATTTGGTCCTAACCCGTTCACATATACTAGATGACTCATAATACATTACCTTCCTTTGTGATTCTTATTTGTTCGCCTTTATTTTCAAACACTAAACTTTTCTTATTAGTTTTTCCAACAAAGTTAAAAGTAGGGTTCTCACGTAAGAAAGTTTTAGCATTTTTTTCTTGATTAGTATTCTCAGCTAATTTTTTAATTTCACTTAATTCTTGTTTAATTTTAGTTTTTAAACTTTCCTTAAATTGATTATATTTTTTCTGTTCACTTAAAATTTCTGATTTTGTTTTTTCAAAATACTTTGTTAATGTAGATTCAACTTTTGATTCTGAAAAAATTGAATCCATAATATCTTTTGTGAATTTATTTTCAGGTGATTCTTCCTCCTCAACCTCCTCATATGATTCCTCAACATCCCAACCTTCACCCATAGGAATTTCCTCTTCCGGTGTTTCAAGACCAGCTTCAGCACTCATGTCAGTTTCTATGTCAATATCCATATCTTCACTATCAAATCTTGATAAAATTTCTTCTTTATCTTCCTCCTCAAGCGATGTTAAATCCAAAGCAGATAATATTGAATTAACAACGTATTTTATATCTTTTGATGACATTTCACCAGAAACTTTAAATTCTCTTAATTTTTGAGCAAGTTTTCCGGTTAATTTTTGTATTTGTTTAAACGATACTTCACCTGTTTCTGAAGGAACTTCACCGGTCATTGGTTCCGCTAAATCAGTAGAAGGTGTTTCAATATCTAAAGAAATATCATCAACCGCAGGTGTTTCTGGTATTCCGGAATTAGGTGCTGGAGCACTAATTTCGGGAGCCATTTCTGGTGCGGGAGGTGTTGGAGCCTTTAAAACGAACTTTTTTTGTTCACCAAATAATGAAACACCGTCTTTATTTTCATACAAAGTATTTAATTCCTTAGCAATCAAATTTACTCTTTTAAATGCGTCAGAATATGATGAATAATATTTTCTATTCTTCATCGGTTCAATATAATCAAATGATTCATTTACAGATTTCTGAATAATATAGCCGTTCTTCTCGTATAAAATTCTATAGGTATTACCATCAGCTAACTGAACTGAAAATGATTCTGTTTGTAAATTTTTTTCTTGATTAGGTAAAGCTTCTTTATATCTGGCAATTTCCATAATACGAGCGATTTTATCCGCCCCCTGTAATTTTTCACTACCTACTGGTTTTAATGTTCCCATTTTTTTATATTTTTAATTATTTAATCCATTGAACCCACCAAGCTCAATGGAAGAGATTTGAACAACGGTATCACCATTCTTTGGGTTAACATATTCAGGATGTGGTGAATAAAACTGAGTATTACCCGTACAAGCGCAATCTTGTATTACATAGTTATAAGTTCCCGCTGATACTGTTTCTGGCATTTTATTATTTTTTATATATAAATATAGTTGATTTTAAAAAAATTAAGAAATTGTTGTATCACTATATATTTTTTCTGCAAAATTTATTCTTTTACTATAATCTGTACTACTTGGTTTTTCGTATTTTGATGCAAAAATTTCAGCTACATCACCAGCAGAGTTACTTGCCTTAATAGAGGATAAAACATTTGAATATTTTGTATTTAACTCACTCCACAAGAAATCTAATTGACAATCAAGTGATTCTGAATTTTGTTTTTTTGAATTACAAAAATTAATTAAATTATCTTTTCTACTTTTATGCCATTGAGCAATACCTAAAGATGTTCCATTATCGCCAACAGCACTCGGATTAAAATTAGATTCTGCTTGTAAATTACCAGCTACTCCAGATGCTTGTTCTATTGTTAATCCCTTATCGGTTAAAAACTTTAAAATTTTATTTTTATTACTTGTTGGGTTTATTTTTAGATTTTCTTTATTTTTTTGAATTCCACTAATTTTATCTTGATTCAAATCAATTTTTGATAATTCTTTAAGAATTACTTTAAGTGTGATGTTATCAACAACACCATTTGGTGTTAAATTATTTTCTTTTTGGAAATTAATAACAGCCGTATTTGTTTCAGGACCAAACTTTCCATCAACACCCCATTTGGGTAAAGAATATCCTAATAATTGTAGAATGCTTTGCAGTGTTTTAGTATTATCATTATATTCTATCTTTTTATTTTTTTCCCATTTTAACTCAGTATTTGACTGTATTAAACTTTCTAACTCTTTAACAAAATTTGTTTCTTCTGATGTTATTAATCCTTCAAGACCTAAAAACTTTAAAATCTTATCAAAAATACTTTCTTCTTTTTTTATAATTGCCGTATCATTTATGTATGATTTTAAATCACCATTTTGAACCGCAATGTGTAAATGTGGATACCATTTTCTACCACTTGTAGGTGCGCCAATTGTACCAATTAAATCACCTTTAGAAATTCTATTACCAACCTTTATGTTTGGATTTATTTCACCTAAATGGGTATAAAAAAAATTATTATCATCACCTTTTATAGTTACTTGCCAACCATAGATTTTAGTTTGTTTTCCACTTTCACCTCCTTCAGTGAAATATGTTTTTGTGATTGTCCCATCAGTTAATGAATAAACGGGCGTACCTACCGGAGCCATTAAATCATAAGCGTTATCAGATTGCCAATTACCGAATGCTCTTTTACCGTGTTCTTTTGGTCCACCACCCCATTTAAAATCACCACCAATTAATTTAGCTTCATTTAACGATTCTAAAGACAGCTTTTTATCTTTTAATTGATTGGATAAGTCTATTAATCTTTCAATATATTTACCCCTTCTTAAGTATTTGAATACCAAATTCTCATATGAAAATTCACCATTCTTTTCAAGACCAGCTTTTCTATATTTTTTAATCTTATCTCTTAATTCTTTAATTAATAAAATTGATTCGTCATAATCACCATTTTTAACTTGTTCGGTAATTTCATCAATTTTATTGGTCCACGTTTTAATTTTTTTCTTTAAAAGATTCCTATCTATTTTAACATCTTTTTTTTGTGGTACAACCGTCCATTCATCAAAAAGAACCGAATAAATCCCACCACTTGTGTGGGGTTCAATAATATCTTGAACATAAAGCTCAACCTCAAACCCCTTTATGGTAATATCATGATTGGTATTAAATAAGAGTTTTTTTAAATTAAACAGTTCACGATATAACTCAACTGAATCAGTATCAAACTGGGTAAAATCAACTTCAAGATGTAAATCAACGTCAGAAAAATCTGACCAATTAAAATTTGAAAGAGAACCGGTAAAAATAATATCATCAACAAAAAACTCAATATCAATAAAATCCATAAACTCATGAGCAATCTCAAGAAGTTTCTTTCTTATTTCTGGTTTAAGCGAAGCTTTTTCAGGATTTTTATAATTATCCCAAATTTTCGGATTTAATGTTTCTTGTAATGAAAACGATGAAATTATTTTCGATTCTTCACTCATATATTTAAAAAAGCTTTAACCATAAATATATGGTAACCAATAAGTTTTTAAATTTATTAAATTTTTTTATACTTATATGCTTTTGATATTGAGGATGAAAAGAACTTTCCCTGCGATTCAGCTAATCTAAATTGAGAATATATTTTATGGGGTACTTTTTCATACTCAAACCTAGAACCATTTTTAAATTCAACTATCATAATTTCAGTTTGTGTATCATATTCTGTTCTCACAATATTTGAAGATTGAATTTCATTATAAATCTTCGTTCCTTTGATTTCTTCTTTTAATATTGACATTTGTTTAAGTTTTTATGAAAAAATAAATTATATAAAAAATAAATCAATAATATTTATGGTTAAACTATATATCACATGTTATACTCAAAAGAAAAAATAGAAAACGCTCTTAAATCAAAAGGTTATGTTTGGTTTAATGATGATTCAAATAAAGGATTTGATGTTAACGTTGTTAGCATTAGAAACTCAGGACCGGGTTCAAGAGTTACAAATGTTTTTGATGATAAATTAACATTAACATATAAAGAAAATGGTGTGTGGAAATATCATGAGTGGGATATTACCACAGATCCGGGAACAAAAGCTGTGAGAGAATTTAGTAATACAAGGGGTGTTGCAATTCTTGTTCCGGGTCAATATAGAAGTGCATATATTATAAGAAAGCACCAAGGAAAATATGATGCTTTATGTCAAGACAGACCTGTTAAAGTTTATCGTGATAAAAATAAAGATATGAAATTTGATATGGACCCCGCAACAATTCATGAGGGTGTTTTTGGTATTAATATACATCGTTCAAATCCAAAAACTGAATCACAATTTGTAAACGATTGGAGCGAAGGATGTTCTGTATTTAAAAGAGTCAAAGACTTTAATGAATTTATGACAATTTTAAATAAAGCAAGAAATATCCACGGTAATAGATTTACCTACACCTTAATTGAAAGTAAAGATATCGTTTAATCCTTTAAAGTATTTGCTCTAGCACCAATCATTGTTAAGATTTGTTTAACGAATGACATGTCAAATATTCCATTTGATATTAATCCGATTAATATTCCATAGAGAATGCCCCCTTTGGTGTCCACACCATTGAATACTCCAAAGTTTAACCATGCACAAAAAATACCAATTAGGATTGAAATTACCCAAGATTGGATTTGTGATAACGTTCCTTTAACTTTTGTATATTTGCTTGCATATTCTGAAGCAACGACAACTAACGATGATAATACAAATAATGTATTAACTAGTTCAAATATTCCCATTTTTTTATGTGTGTTATGTGTTTATTATTAAACTCTAATAATTCTATATTTTTCTTCATATTTCTTAACCAATTCATCATTATCATTTAATGGTGTTCCTTTAATATAAATTGTCCCCTTAACGTCAAGATTATTCGGTAAGGATTGAATTGGTGTTTTACCTAAAAACAAATCTCCCTCAACATGAAGATTATCCGGTAAGGATTGAATTGGTGTTCCTCTTAAATACAAACTTCCCCCAACATGAAGATTATCCGGTAAGGATTGAATTGGTGTTCCATATAAATCCAAATATCCCCCAACATGAAGATTATCCGGTAAGGATTGAATTGGTGTTCCTACTAAACTCAAATCTCCCCCAACATGAAGATTATCCGGTAAGGATTGAATTGGT